GAGTGAAACGGACCCTACTACTGCTCCCACTCCAAGCTCCGCCTCAGTGCAGGAGGTCTCCGATGCCTCATCTGCGGAGCGTGGGTTGATTGAGGGTCAGAGTGATGGCCCTTTTGCCCTCACGGACCATACTTCCCAAGTGAGTGCATTCTCCACATCTGCCAAGAGCGAAACGTCTGCTGCCTCAAGCGCTTCGCCGCCTGAACGCAACCGCGACCGTTCTACCTTTTACAAAGGCAGGAAGTACTACGACGTAACCTACTACGTCCCCCTCCACCTCTGGCTTGATGGCGGTGGTACTAAGGAAGATTACGATTGGCGCCCCCTTCCAGATGTAAGCCGAGCTTCGCATTCTTCGTCTTAAGCTTCATCTGAAGGTATCAGGTAAATCAGGGGGTCTGGTAGCAATCAGACCCCTTGACTTTATGTCAGAAATGGTGTATACTGGTAAGTACAATGGAGGATTTCATGCCTATAATTCTAGCTGCGTTTATCGGCTCCCTTTGCGGGATAGGGTTTTGCTTTTGGGTGTTCATATGACAGACAGGTATTTCATCTCCACCGATACTGAGCACAGATGCTGTTATGATGTCTGTATCAAGGATCGGCAACAGCCCTATCCATACCGGGAGGGCGATTTCTATGCCATATGTGAGTGCAAGGATCAAACGATAGCTATGCAGATTGTAGAGCTATTGAATAGGAGTGAGCAATGATCCGCCCTTATGCTACCGCGTTGGCTCTGGCTTTAGCTTTAGCTACGCATCGCGCTCCAGCGCATGAATGGTACCCGAAGAACTGTTGCTCAGATCAAGACTGCCACCCTGTCGCGTGCGAGGAGATCACTTCCAGCCCAGATTACTACAAATGGCATGGAATGCTGTTCCCTAAGAACGCTTCTTTTCCTTCTAAGGATGGTGGGTGTCATGTTTGCGCTAGCGGCGGTACGCCTCGATGTTTGTTCTTTGGAGGGATGTCATGACTTGCACAAAGTGCGCCACGCCTTGCGAAGCCATCGGAGATGAGCCCTATGTGATATTCATTTGTCCTAACTGTGGGCAGATTATAGATCCGGAAAAGGCCACCTGTGTCAGAGAAGAAGAGGAAAGGTTTTGGACATGACCATTTTGTATAACTGTCGCCATGATGGAGATCAATACAGGATCAGTAAATTCGATAACGACATGAATGTCGAAAGCTCGTATCTATGTGATACCGATAACTGTGAATGCCCCCGTGGGCCACACCACACTTGTCGCCACCGCCAGATGCTTCCTAAATTCATCGCGAGAGAGCATGTCGGAGATGAGTGGTTCTTTGATTTCGACCGTGGAGGGTGGGTACAACGTGAGCCAGAGTTTATTGAGGGCCTGAGCCAAACCCAGAAACATACCATCATCTACACCACAGACAAACCGCCTTTAGAAATCACTCACGTCGAACTCTATGCTCCGCAAGAGCCACCTTTGCCTTCCTACATCAAGAGGAGGTTTTGATGCTAATCCCATACACCCTAGCCGCGGCAAGCTTAGCGCAGTTTGGCTTTTTGATCTATTGGGTGCTTCGATGACCTCCTTCGTCTACGACTTCAAAGACATCGCGGCGCGGATGAAGGGGGAGTTGAAGGCCCAACCTGAGCCTGAGCCTTTTGGAATAGCACCACACTGGCGTTTTGTTCACATGCCCTGCATGAGATGTCATGGAGGCGGTGAAGAGGCCTTCTGTGTACAATGTACTCGCTGCAACGGAACAGGAAATGAGCCATGAACGCCTCCAAAGCCAAATCTGCCGCGCCAGCTTACGCCGTCCTTTGCTGGGCCGATGAGATGAACATCTACATGCAACTCCCTTCCATAAACGGCCCCTACGTCGCCTGCTTCTCGCGGAGCGAAGGAGGCTTAAGCGCAGGCCTGCACCATATGGGTGCGCTTCATATTGAGCACAGTGGCGTCCCGTTCCACCGCGCCGAGATCCCACCAAAGGCTCTCACTATGAAGGGGCTTACGCAGAATGATCGCGAGGCGGCACGGGATGCACTCAAGAAGATAGGAGTTATCTGATGGCCGAGCCTGCAATCTCCCCCGAACGCGTAGCGGAGCTACAGTTTATGGCCCAAGGCCTCTACGGCACCATCATCGGCCTCACCGACACTCCCTTTGAAGCTGTCACTATCATCGAGATGCTCCATCTCACCATTTGGCTCAACAACTCCCAACCCGGCTTCGATCCCAAACTTATGCTTGAGGATTACAACAAAAGCTTCCTTGAGAACCTTGAAGCAAATGAGGCGGACGAGAAGGGAAAGTTGCAGTAAGATGGCCTATCTCATCGGCGGATTGGGGGCTATGGTGGGTATGTTAGCTTCGATCAAACTACATAATAGGTTATTCACAAATGTTTGAACTCTTTCTCATTGCGCATAAAGTGCGGGGCGAAGCTGCTTTTGATGTTGCGGAGAAGATGATATGCCCACACTGTCACGGCAACTCTGCTTGCAAGACCTGTGGAGGTTCTGGTTTCACAGGTGAGCACAACTACGGAGGCGTGTGCTCTGAATGTGGAGGACAAAGCGCACATGGTTGTTTCGACTGCGACAGCCTTGGCTATTGGTGGATCATACCGACTTCGGGGCATCGGGCATGGCCGTATTGGTCCCTTGCTCTAGGGGCCCTGATGCATGATACAGCTGAGTCCTTTCCATTGATCCTTCCAGAAAGAACATTGGATGTCGTGCCTATGATGCCTTCAGGCTGGCCCGACCATTACAAAACCCTTCCAGCACCAAAGCACGACATCACTTCCCTATTCCGCTCCGCAAGGCCACACATAGCGAGGCGCCTGTGACCACTCCAGATCCTTCTTCAAACGAAGTCTTGCGCCTCGTTGCTTTGCTACGCCAGCAGGATCAGCTAATCTATCGCATCAGCCAATGCGCCAACTTTGCAGAGATGCGGCCACTTATCGCTCAGCTTTGTGAAGGCACCTTCAAACGAATGCAAGATGAAAGCGACCGAATCCTCACCCTTATGGTGGGCGAGATTAGAAGGGTTTATGTTTATGATTACGAAGCAACAAAGAAGGCATCTCCAACGGAACCCAAACGTCCTCGATTGGAGGGACCCAGGGATGCCGGTGGTGAGAAAGACAAGGACAGGGGAGGTGGTTGAATTGCCTTCAGAACGTGTAACTAAGGCCTGTGCGTATATGATAGGCACAGCACAAGTGCCAGAATGGCACAACGATCCTACTTACAACATGAGGAAGAAATGACCAACTTCTCCACCAAAGGCGGCATTGTCACCCGCTCGGAAACCTACATCAAACTCCTCCACCACCTCGACGAAGCTCGGGACTGTTGCGCCGTCATCGCCCATCTGCACCAAATCGAAGACACGGATAAGGACAGGGTGATGGCGATGGGTTGGCTTGCTGTAGCGGAGTTGCAGAAACGAATGAGGGAGAAGGTTACGGAGCTTGCGATGGGAAAGCTTATATCATGATCGACACAATGAGCCATGCTAACACTGAAGAACAAGACGCCATTGTGGCTGCCGCAAAGGCTTCACGAAGCAACCTCATGATCTCAGCCCTTGCAGGAACAGGGAAGACTTCAACTCTGGAGTTGCTTGAACGCGCCGTGCCTAGAGGGCCAATTCTCTACCTTGTCTTTAACAGAAAGAACGCTGATGAAGCCGCAAAGCGAATGCTCTCCACCACTACTGTCCGGACCTTCAACTCTATGGGACATCGAATCTGGTCCACGGGGCGGAACCTCCGTGTGGATGCGAAGAAATGCAACCTCATCTTACGCGACATCATTGATAACGCACCTAAGAACTATCGAGATACACTTTGGGGGGTATACCACGAAGTCCTCAGCGGTGTCGGCCTTGCTAAAGCTCTCGGCTACATCCCCGGCGATCTCTACCCCAACGCCAAGCGACTAATCGGTCGCACCGCCTTCCATCATTCACTAGACGAGATCCCCGATGACCTCACCGCCGACCTCATCGATACCGTCCTTCAGCATAGCATCAAGCAATCCTACGAAGGGCTCATTGACTACAACGATCAGATATACATGCCCGCATTGTTCGGTGGTGCATACCCTCAGTTTCCACTTGTTCTCGTTGACGAATACCAAGACCTGTCACCGATCAATCACGCCCTTCTTAAGAAGCTTGTTCGCGGAAGGCTTATTGGTGTTGGGGACCCTTGGCAAAATATCTACGGTTTCAGAGGAGCTTCCGCCGGAGGGATTGAAGAAGCAAAGGAAACGTACAAGTGCCAGGGATTGCCTTTGAGCATTAGCTTCAGATGTCCCGAGGAAATAGTACGTAATGTGCATTGGCATGTGCCTCATTTTAAGTGGTTCACAAAAGGAGGCCGAGTTGATAAGCCATCTCACATTCACGTTAGTGATATTGCTGATGATAGCACTATTATATGCCGCAATAACGCCCCGCTTCTATCCGTGGCATTCCGTCTTCTGGTGGCGGGTAGGTCTATTAGTATTGCTGGTAGCGACATTGGCCCACGGCTTATTGGGATCATGAAGAAGCTCGGCCCGGAGACGCTTCGCAGGGATGGGGTCCTTACCTCGATTAAAGAATGGGAAGCCGATCGGCTCGAAAAGGAGTCTAAGACAGCTTCGGATATGGCTGCGTGTATGAGGGTCTTTGCCTTGCAAGGAAAAGACCTTGCAGGAGCTATGGCTTACGCAAAGCATATCTTCGACCAACGCGGCCGGATACTTCTCACTACCGGACATAAGGCCAAGGGTCTGGAGTGGGAGAATGTGATCCACCTTGATCCTTGGCTGGTGCGGAAGGACCCGACGGCGCAGAATAAGAACCTCGACTACGTCATAAGCACCCGCTCAAGTGACTGCTTAACAGAGATCGATTCTGAACAGATAGAATGGTGAATGAGATGTCCCTCCCTACCTCCCTACAGTCGTATCAAGACTGCCTCGATTTCTTCGAAAGGGTCGTCGATGACCCTAAAGGTGGTCGGGTTTGTCTTGGGGCTTACGCGGACGCGCATTACTTCCGCCTACGGTGCAATAAGGCACGAGTGTTGCATCGAGAAGAGAACAAGAAGGTACATGAACCAAACATGCCTCTTTGGGGCTCAAGCGAGTACGACCCTTTACAGCTAAAGCTCAAGGAAGATACGGATGGGGCGTGGTGGGTTTATGCGGAGAGGACGAGTTTGGATCCCTCTTCGGTTGAGCTTTTGAGTGAGTTAGATTGATGACAAGATCAAAGGAATGCCCCAGATGTGGGAAAGATATCGGTGATAGCTACCAAGGCGAAGAGCCTGATGTTGGTATTGGCGCAGGCTGGTACTGCGATCCTTGTGATTTAGCTGTCGGGGATGAAGATGGGCCTGAGCCTTATGATGATGATGTCCAAATATTCGGTACTGGAGGTAAGGTTCATTTGGTACGGAGTGAAGTATGTGAACATTGCCGTACTCCACTAGAGATAGGTTATGGCTTGGCTGGGGGTGAGATCGGGCCTTACATGTTCTGTCCAAATCAATATTGCGAGAAGCCAACCCTGATCAAATCGCAGGATCCAGAATGACAACTAAAGCCAACCCACTCTCTTACCTGAACTTCTGGGAAGAGGCCGCGGCGCTAGAATTCGGCCTCCTCGTCGAATGCGCCAGCGAAGGAGACAAGCGCCTTTTAGTAAACGCCCTTTATGAATGCAGGAAGCAAAGCGGGGGGTTTGACAACCTTATGATATTCCAACCCAACCCACCGAACGTGCTTTTCATAGCGAAGAAAACAACAGAGTTAGAATGACAGACGCGTCATGTTAAGAACGTCTCAGCAGAGTTCACCATCTATCCGAGGGCAGTAAATGACTGACATCCCCGAACCTCCAACTGATCTAACCGCCCTTATGTCCCTCGACCCAGAGGATCTGACGAAGCAAGACCTCGACCGCATAATTGCGTATCAACGCAAGCAACGGATGCAGCGTGAAGCCGGAGGCCGGACGAAGAAAGCAACAGGCGAAGCACCAGCAGTGGATATTAAGGCACTGATGAATAAGATAGCGAAACCGGCCGCGCCGACCACTCCATCAGCACCCTCAAAAGGCTTCACCAGGAGGTTTTAAATGAATGTAGTAGCCATGCCCTCTGCCCAATACCTGCCCGGAACCCACCTTCGCATCGCGTGGGACTCTACATGCCTCGGTGCTCTCAAACAATGCCCCCAATACTACAAATACGCCATAATCGATGGCTACGTCGCGAAGGATGAAAACATCCACCTTCGTTTCGGAGCTGAATATCACTCCGCGATTCAAGACTTCGAAAACTTCCGCGCCAACGGGCTTCAGTTCGAGGATGCTATGCGCGAGACACTGCGCCAACTGCTGGTGAGGATCAAAGATTGGGATCCGGACACTTCTACCAAAGCTGGAACTTACAAAAACCCCAAGACCTTGCTTCAATTAGTGGTGGATTATTTCGATAACTATCGTGAGGACGCCGCGAAAACCATCATCTTAGAAAATGGCCGACCGGCGGTAGAACTCTCGTTCAAGTTCGAACTCGACTTCGGCCCCACTTCGTACCCTGACGTTCAGTATCTCCTCTGTGGCCATCTCGACCGGGTTGTCACCATAAACGACAATGTCTTCGTCGTGGATCACAAGACTTCGCAATCTACGATAGGAGATTATTGGTTCAAAGGCTTCGCGCCAAACAACCAAATGACCCTCTACACCTTTGCCGGGAAGGTGGTGATGGATATGGAGGTGAAGGGGATTGTTATAGAGGGGGCACAGATAGGCCTTGAGCAATTCACCACCCGCTTCGCTCGCGGGTTCACCTATCGAAGCGATGACCTTATCGACGAATGGCTTGTCGATTTGGAGTATTGGCTCAACGCGGCTGAAGCATTCGCGGAAGCGCAGCATTGGCCCCAGAACGATCAATCCTGTGGGATGTATGGAGGCTGCCGCTTCCGCGATATCTGCTCTAAAAACCCTTCCGTTCGGGAGCATTATTTGAAGAGTGACTTCATACAACTACCTGAGGATGAAAGATGGAATCCACTCAAGACCCGTTAAGGACCGAACACGGAGACACTACTTTTATAACAAAGATTGAACCTTGGGAGGATGGATTCAATGTTTGGTTTGATTGTTACAAAGTTCCGATCTTATTTCGCGCGGTGCCTACTTGGGCCGTAGGAGATAGAGTTAGGATTATATTTAGGAATGAAGGACATGAATGAACTCCGTGCTATCCTTCCTTTAGGGAAATTCCGTGTCATCGAACGCGGGCCTGATTACATAAAAGTCGGGATGGGTGGGTCTACCACTATGACCATTCAACTAAATCACATGCATCTTTACGATATCAAAGATGGGGATCTTTTAACCTATTACACGGAGGTGCTCCTTGCCAAGCCTAGCTCAACACCAATCTAATCAATTCACTAAGGTCTTGTTTCTTGGTGACTCCAAGTCAGGTAAGACCACCGCACTTTGGTCCCTTGTTAAGGCAGGGTATAAGCTCCGCATCTTGGACTTCGACAACCTCCTAGATTCGTTGAAGGAAAAGCTCCTTGTTGAATGCTCTAAGCAACTCGACAATGTAGAGTTCCGTACTCTCCGGGACGACTACAAAGTCGGGCCTACCGGCATGGTCCTCGACGGCGCCGCAAAGGCTTTCGTTGCTGCGATGAAAATGTTAGATAACTGGAAGTATGACGAAGTGGATCTGGGCAAGCCTAAAGAGTGGGGACCAGATTGCATCCTTGTTGTAGACTCCCTCTCTCGCCTATGTGACGCAGCTTATGACTTCCACGCTTCGATAGCAAAGGCCGGGAAGTCCGGTGAGGTCGACGGCCGCGCCATCTATGGTCAGGCGCAGGACGCAGTGGAGATGGTTCTCTCGAACCTCACTTCGAAGACCTTCCAGACCAACGTCATCGTTATATGTCATGGGCAGTATATGGAGTTGCCGGATAAGACTTCCAAGATCTTCCCGCAAGGGGTGGGGCAGAAGCTCTCACCGAAGATTCCACAGTACTTCCCGGTTTATATCAGGTTGAAGAACCTTGGAGGGAAGCGAACGCTTCAACTTGAAAGCGATGTAATGATTGATCTCGCCATGCCAGCTAAGGTGGAAGCAAAGACCCTCCCCGCAGATGATGGCCTCGCGACGATCTTCCAAACCCTACGCGGCAAACCCGCTGCGTTAGCATCTGTGCCTGCCGCACCACAGGTGAAGCCAAAGGCGATAGTGATGCAGAGGAGAGTTTGATGACTGAACACCAAGGCCTACCTGTGGAAGGCTACAAGCCACAGAGCGAGGAGAAAGTGCAACGAGTCAACGCCAACAAACGCCATGAAGAGGAGATTCTTCGGGTGCTGGATGGGATGAAAGGCCTTGCCAGTGTCGACCAGCGCTGGCTTGCCATCGGTCGAACCCATATCGAAGAAGCCTTCATGGCAATCAATCGAGCGATCTTCCAGCCCAATCGGGTGCAACTGCCTTCTGACGTTCAGGCAGGTGATTGAAGTGGATGCAACCCTCCGAATCAAGAACCTATCCATCGCCCTTGAGGCGTTATCTCACGGCCCTAAATCAGGAGTCCTGTGCGACGCCGTTGAGATATTACTCCACGAGGAAATCAAAGCCTTCCGCAAAGAGCAAGAAAAGGAGAACCAATGGCCACGAAGGCCAGCTAAGCCTACCCCTAACTTCGTCAATCCAGACGATGTTGCCGAAATCTAACCCCTTACGAAAGCGTGACCAAATGGCTAATTTCCAAGACATCTTGAACCGTCCTTCTGAAGACATTAAACCTCCGGCGGTGTTGCCGATGGGGTCCTATCATACGATTGTGGTGGGCTTGCCAGAGCAGGGTCAAAGCTCAAAGAAGAAAACAGACTTCCTCAAGTTCACCCATAAGATCATCGCTCCTCTCGATGATGTGGATCCAGATACCATCGCTGAGTTTCAGCAGGATGGCGAAACCATCGCCGGACAGGAAGTGGACAACACTTTCTATATCACGGAGAAGTCCGCGAACATGTTGAAAGAGTTCATTATCAATTGCGGTGTGGACCTTACCGGCCGCTCAATTGCAGAAGGCCTCGACGACGTGCCGAACTCGGAGGTCATCATCAACATCAAGCATGAGGCGAGTGATGATGGCAAGCGGGTGTATTCGAAGGTTGGCTCTACAGCACGGGTAAGTTAATAATGGATCAAGATACCACAAACCCAGTGCCTGATGACACTTATCATCTCACCGAATTGATACACATTCATAGTCGGCTGGCTAAGGCCTGCTTGGACGGTAGAGCTAAGAAACTACTCGATGCCAAAGACAAGATCGAAGATCTTATCTTAAAGATGGTCTCTGACATGTCCTATAATTAACTAGTTCCCTCAAGGCAGAACGCCAATCTCTGCCTTGAGGCCTCCCGCCCGGTGTCGTTGAGACCGGGCTAACTGGAAGGGAGGACGCAAATGTCTCCCTTCCCTTTTTTCCTTTACGGAGCCAAAGATGACAAAACCCTTCCAACTCACTAACGAAATGGAAAAGGAGATGGTGGATGGCCTCACCGCGCTCGCGCCAGACCCGCAAACACATGACGCCGCTGGACAAATGTTTGGTGCGCCGCGCCTACGTCGAAGGCCGGTCCATATGTTATCTGGTGAAAGTGATGCACAGGAGTCACAGAACCATACAACGGTGTCTGGCGAAGAAGCCGTCAGTGTTGAGACCATGGCCGATGACCCGATCAATCCTTCACACTATCGCCGTCATCCGTCAGGGATTGAGTGTATCGAAGTCACCCGACACCTCAACTTCAACGTAGGGAACGCCATCAAGTACATCTGGCGCTATCAGGACAAGGGCGACCCGGTGGAGAACCTGAAGAAGGCTCAGTGGTATCTAGATGATGAGATTCGAAGATTGCAGGGACAACGATGATGCGTTCGATTCGAAGTAATGACTTCTATCGATTACTGGAGGATTGGGAGTATGGTGTGATTGATTCCATTGATTTTCAAGTTAAGGCAATAGAATTGGGAATGCCTGCTCGGCAATTTGATGGCCTAATCAAATGGCTTGAAACCGACACAATAGAGCCTAATGATGATGAGTAAGCCTATATTCTTTATTGGCGAAGCCCAAGGCGAGAATGAAAAGAAGATCGGCAAGGGCTTCGTCGGGGCAACAGGGGCCGAGCTACTACGTATGCTAAATGACGCTGGCGTAATAACCCTCACTTCTGAAGACCGATCCTACCTCTCCAAATACCACCGGACGAAGGACCCATGGACCCTCGCCGCGATATGGGACCTTCACCCCGAATTGTACCGTACTAATGTCTTCCAACAGCATCCGCCCGGCAACGACCTTCTCCACTTCTGCGGAGGCAAGGCTGAGGGTATCGCTGGGTATCCGATCTTGCAGAAATCAAAGTACGTAAGGAAGGAATTCCAGCATGAACTTGACCGCCTTGGTGACGAGATACTTCAGGGGGATCCAAATCTTATTGTCTGTCTCGGCAACAGTGCTCTTTGGGCTATGGCTGGTCGGACTGGTATCACCAAGCTACGGGGTACGACTTGTGTTAGCACTCATTGCGTTGCAGGCTATAAGCTTCTGCTTACTTATCATCCTTCCGCCGTCACAAGACAGTGGGAACTCAGACCAACAACCGTAGCTGATCTATCAAAGATCTTGAAAGAAAAGGATACCCCAAATGTCACGCGGCCTCCATGTACCATCTGGGTCGACCCGTCGCTCGCTGAAATCCGCATCTTCTGGCGTAGATACGTCCGTGGGTGCAAGATCCTTTCGGTTGATATTGAAACAAGTGGTCAGCAAATTACGCGCATTGGATTTGCTCCCCGACCAGACCTTGCTTTGGTTATTCCGTTCCATGACTCCCGAAGGAAGAGTGGTAGCTATTGGGAGACTGCGAAAGCTGAACGATCATGTTGGGAACTTATACGTCAGGTGCTTGAGGATCAATCAATCCCTAAGCTCTTCCAAAACGGATTGTACGACATCCCGTTTATCCTCAGAACAACAGGAATCAGAGTGCTGGGAGCCGCCCATGATACCATGCTCCTCCACCATGCTTTACAGCCGGAGAGTCTTAAAGGACTCGGGTACTTAGGTTCGATCTATACAGATCACCATGCCTGGAAGACGGAATATAGGAATAGTAAGACAATTAAGAGGGATAGCTGATGCAGACGATAGAGCAATACAATCAAGAACGTGACGCTGTTTTACTCCGGGATAATTTAGCTGTGTTTATTGATTACGCCCTGTCTAAAGGGCAGACATTCTCTAATGATCTAGTTGCTGAGATTGCCCGGAAGAAGATGATAACTGCATGCTCTAAGTTGCCTGAAGAATTACGAGAGGAAGCTAAACAATGGTTAGAACAGCGCGGCTATGAGAGTTGGGATTGATGAGAATAGTTAACACTCATGAATGTGAACCGGAGGATCTCCATAATCATGACGAAAGAGAGAGCATATACTGTGGTTTAGACTGTTGCGTCACAGCTGAAATCCTTGAAGTCCTCCTCCCTCAGCTGGACGAGCACACTGCCCCTACCTATGCCTTTTCTCGCGCGCTACAAGGGCCAGTTCTTGAAATGCAACTGCGGGGTATCTTGGTGGATCAGGGTCGAAGACAGGAAGTCATCAACCTCTACACTGATAAGATCGACCAACTCGAAGGACAACTAGAACAGATTGTCCTGGACGGAGTCGGTATGCCAACCTTCTCTTGGCGCTCCAACTCCGATCTGCAAAAGCTCTTCTTCGGCTACCTCGGCATCCCAACCATCCGCAAACAAGGCCGCCCTACCACCGATCACAAGGCTCTAGAGAAGATGCAGATCTTTCTCGCGGCCAAGCCGATCATTAACCACCTTCTCACCATGCGTGAACTAGCAAAGAAGATAGATTTTCTTAGAACCGGAGTCGATCCAGATGGACGAATTAGAACAAGCTACAATATCTCAGGAACAAATACTGGTCGCTTTAGCTCTAGCTACTCGGAATTTGGCACAGGCGGAAATTTACAGAACGTGGAGGAAAGCCTTAGAAGCGTTTTCATCAGTGATTGTGGATGGAAGTTTGCCAAGTTCGACGCAAAGGCAGGAGAGAGCTACTGCGTCGGAGCCATTGAGGGAAACCTTTTTAACGATTGGAGATATTTAGATGCTGTCGAATCTGGGGACGTGCACACAGCTGTTGCTAGAATATGTTGGCCAGGACTTGGTTGGACAGGTGATCTCCGAAGAGACAAAGCAATTGCTGAGCGACCATTCTATCGTCATTACTCATACCGTTTCATGTGTAAGAAACTTGGACACGGAAGCAACTATGGAGGCCAACCTGCAACCCTCGCCATGCAAACCAACCTCCCCGAGCCAGTCGTCATTGGATTTCAACCAAAATACTTCCACGCTTTCCCTGCTCATCTACGATGGCACGAGTGGACCAATGATCAACTCCAACGAGTTGGATTCCTTATTACGCTTACTGGGCGCAAACGGTGGTTCTTTGGAAGGCGTAACGATCCTTCGACCCAACGTGAAGGAATTGCATATAATCCACAAGGCTCACTTGCCGACATTGTAAACAGAGCCATGCTCAAAATCTGGCGCAAGAGGATTTGTCTCGTGTCCATGCAGGATCATGATGCTTTAACCTTTATGTATCGCGAGGAAGATGAAGATGAAATCGTTCCACAACTTCAAGAAATGCTCATGGAGGAGATCCCGCTTCAGCACGGCCGTTCGTTAAGCATTCCCTACGACTGCAAAACAGGGTGGAACAAAGGCGACTGGAATGCAGAAACGAATTCCGACGGGCTCAAAGACTACGAAGGCCATGACGAACGGCGACGCCAGCCGAAAGTGTCGGTCATTCATAGACTCCTTCATCGAAAGCACTGAGGCCCTTGAGAGCCCCCGCATTTTTAGGAAGTGGGCCGCGATTTCGATGGTCGCGGCTACCTTAGAGCAACGCGTTTACGTTGTCTCGGGTGGGGATAAGCTTCACGCCAATCTATACTGTGCTCTTATAGGACATCCGGGCACCGGCAAAACACGAAGTATCTACCGCGCCCGGGATTATTACATGACACTAGAAGGGGCTCCGATGGCCCCTACTTCCATGTCAGCGTCTTCGATGATAGATGCGCTTACCAAGAACAAGCGCACTGCTATGCTTCCAGAACCGGACGGGCCGATTGAATACAACTCTATGTACATAACCGCGGATGAGCTTTCGGCTTTCATGAAGGCCTACGATGAAGAAGCAATCGGGACGATGTCTGCGTTCTATGACCCTAAGGCCTATGGCCAGACCCGTCGCAACAATGATCTCAATATCAAAATGAAACGGCCCCAACTCAATCTCATCGTCGGTACAACCCCCTCCAACCTTCTCCATTACATGCCAGAAACGGCATGGGAGCAAGGGTTCACCTCACGAATAATAATGGTGTTTTCAGATGAAAGAACAATCGGCGACGACTTTGCTCCGGGCGTGGATACTTCCCTTAGCCCTGATCTTATCCATGATCTTAAATCTATCAGCGGCTTGGTGGGCCAGTTCAAGGTCACTGAGGAATACAGAGATTGTGTTAACACATGGCGAAAGCTTGGCGAGCCCCCCGTCGTGTCACACCCCAAGCTCATACACTATGGAACGCGACGGCGTGTACACCTCTACAAGCTCAGTATGGTGTCAGCGATTGAGCGATCAGACTTGCTGGTGCTCACCCGCGATGACTTCAATCGTGCGATGAATTGGATGACTGAGGCAGAGCAGCATATGCCGGATATCTTCAAGGCCGGGGCGGGAAATGCGGATGGAAAGGCGATGGATGAGATCTTCCATCATGTCCTGACGATGCAAGTGCGGGGTCCTGTGATAGAAAGGAAGATCATCAACTTCGCCAAGGACCGTGTACCGCTCCATTCCATAGAAAGAGTAGTACAGATTATGATTCTAGGGGGAAGGCTTAAGGTGGTGAAACAAGATTTCCGCACAGGGCAGAGATTCTTTAAGGCTGAGGTGCCGGATGTGGATGAGGATGGGAGCCTGATTTAGCGTTGCTTATGTTCAATCCATCCATCCCCACGCCGTAGATCACTTAGTTCATGTTGTAGATTGATCACAAGACTGGTTAGATTATCAATACGGATATCTTGAACCGCAATTTGAGTGATAACCTGTGCGAGCTTCTTTAGCTCTTCTTCCATCGATTCCAATTCTTCCTTGAGATCTTTCGTACTCCAATCATTACGAAGAACCATGGCATAGCCTCCTAAAAGAAAGAGGGCTGTCTGCGTACCAATGCTAGCTATTATTTCCCATGCCACGAGACAGCCCCTTACTTTGATCAGTACTTGAACGACACGCCCACGCGGCCGCCATTACCCATTTTCCCGCAGGTCCCACCTGCACAGAAGCTCTGGGAGTTTAGCTGCCATCCGGCCCATGTATCGACGACGACTCCATCAGAGAAGCGGCTGAGGAGACCAACACCAACCAACGGAGCAACCAGCCATACCTTATTGTGCTGATCCAACCCGACCTGAACAGAGATATCCTGCTCGACTAGGCCCGCGAAGAAGTAGCCGTTGGCAGGCCCAGCGGTTACGCCAGAGGGTAAGGCCGGGAGGGAAGGCAAGGCCAGCTGGTTGCCAAAGGGGTTGAACCAAGTGTTGATGGGGGAGCCTGCTCCAGCCCGTTGGATTAAAACAAGAGGACCCGAGAGGGCAAGACCATTCACGGAACCGTTGATGTTGTCGAAGCCAACGGAACCTTCAACGAACCAAAACCCAGCTTGGCCAAAGGGGCAGGTGTAGCCGATCAAGGCATCGAGTTCGCCCTGAACGATTTGTGCGCCGACCACCGAGCCATTCATAGATGTAGCAGAGCCTCCGGTGCCAACTCCATAGTAGAGCCCGCAACGAGTGGTGGGGTAGGCTCCGAATAAGGGAGCTTTAGTTGGAAGATCCGCGGCGAACGCAGCACTCCCCAGTGCTACGCTTAGAGATAATGCAAGAAGACCCTTCATCTTTCTCTCCTTTATACCGCCGAAGCGGTTTTGATTACCGCAGCTTCTGCTGTCGGTATTGCCTCAATCTTATCCTGTGCAGGATCGACGGCAATCTGTGCAAGGGCAGGATTGGCTTGGGAATTGACCTTTACAGATTCAATTCCAGGCATCGCAAGGACATTCTTCACCTGCGCCCCTTGGCTAGTGAACATGGTGATAACACCACCGAGGATGGAGTTACCGAAGCTGGCTACAGCCACGATGATTTTAACTGTGGCTACACCAAATAGAACATCAAGCTGGGCGGTTCCGCCAATTATGGCCCCATTGATGACGAGGATGATACCGATGATCTGCATCGGCGTGAGGTTTAGTTTCATTTTGTTCCTTTCAACATCACGAGGGCGGTGCCATAGACTTCCCTATTACGGTTCAACCAGCCTTTGATGAACCTTGGCTGATGCAGGTTACGGTAGAATTGCTCCTTTGCCTGTGTGTAACGAGAAAGGAGTGATCGGGGATCGGCGAGGCGGATGGCTTGTCGGGTGATGGGGCCAACTCGACCATCAGCAGTTATACCAAGGGCTCGTTGGCCCAACACGATGGCTTCATGCGGACCTGAGTTCACACACATATCGAAGAACATATAGTCGGTGCCGAGTGGGAGTAGGTCACACCAAGGATCCCAATACTCGTCATGATAGATAATTTTGATGTCCTGGTCTGAAGCCCTCCACACATCGAGATGAGTGAGGTGTTGTTCTTGTCTCCATGCATCATACTCTCGCTGAGTTATTCCGCGAGAGGTACGACCTCCATGATCTTGTGGATCATCATCGTTCCCGCCTTCACTTTGAAGCAGGGCCGTCAGCGAAGCTTTGAAGTTCTCTATCATTTCTCAACCCTCAGTTTGGTGGTGCCTCGGGTGACACCACGAAGGACGTCTGGAACGCTCTTTGGATAGGCTTGGTGATTGACGAGGTCGATGCCAAAGCGTGTGGCGTTGGCTATGGTCTTCGGAACCATCCCTGTGGCTTCGCCGAGAACGGTTAAGGTGTCAGCAACAGTCTTCCCGGCGTGGGCTTTATTCATGGCTTCGCGGCCGTGCTTGAAGTCACGAAGGACTTTGTTCATGTCATGGAGGGGGGAGGAGAGGAGACCTACGCCAGGGTCTTGGCCAGTGACGAAGGCGTGCATCAGGTCGCGGAGGTAGAGGACCGAAGATGAAAGCCCCATGAAAGCGCCTTGGACAAGGTGGGTACCCCAACCGCGCCGGTCGTCTGTGGTAAGGCCAGTCACCCACTCTTCAACGATGGTGGGCCAGATTACATAGGTGAACACATCCGCGGCGATGCCAGGAGTGGTACGGGCGGCTTTGTTAATCTCCCCTTCCCCCACTAAATGATACGCGTCGTTTAATTGATGAGCAATCTCGATACGTCTTTGCATAGCCGTACCAAAGAAGCCGTACACGGAGGTAAGCCATCCGTGCAACGGGCCTCCACCACGTACGAGCGCAGGTTGGTTGGTAGCAGCCGTAGAGCCATGAGCACGACGAACAGCACGGTCAGCAAGATCAATGGCTTCGCCATGGGAGAGGTTCTTTTCGATGCTGTTGTTGTACGCGGCAACCCAAGTGGGCTTCGCAGAAAGCATGTCGCTTTGTGCAACAAGCCACGAACCCTTCTCAACGATCTTCTGGCGTAGGTTCGCGGACCCTTCAAGCGAAGCATGCTCACCTGCTATTGTATCTTGCCAATGACGTTCGCGGCGCTGGAGTTCCTCGGACCATTTCATAGCGAACTCGGAGTTCTTCAGCCCAAGCTCTGGGGACTTGCCGTAGAGGGTAGTGACGGCGTTGAGGAAGCTCTTCCCTCCTACCTCACCCATAGACATGACCCAAGCCGTAGGCCCGTGTTTAAGGGCGGTGTAGGGATTGAAGCCGATGTAAGTGGAGATCACGTTCTGACGAAGGAACTCTGAAAGCTGATGTGCCTTGGCTGCGCCTTGTGACGCGATCGATTCTGCTCCAGCAAGGTGCTTCAGGTAGGGCCCGAGAAGGTCTTCGTAGTGAGCGCCATAGCGCTTAATGACTTCAGCCCGAAAGGCTTTGTTGCTAAAGATCTTATCGGTTTCGAGGATGGTTTCACGGAACGCAACGTCATGGATGATCTGCTTAAGCCGGGAAGGGATGGAGTCGATGCTTAAGTCCAAAGGATAGATAGCCCCGGTCCTACGCTTGGTGTAACCGTTCGCGGTAGAGATGTGGAGGTTGTCGAGATCGTCATAGACAGAGATCTTACGGCCGGCTGGGATGCGGGTCCACTGCCCAGCCTGGTCTTGCTGCCAGATTTCTTGTCGAAGCGGATCACGGATGAGGGGATGGTACCATCCAGCGTAAGTTCCGAACGGGGTCTGGATCGGCTCCAGTTGGATTTTCTCAACGTTAGCTCCTGTGATACGTTCGTAGACTCCATCGGCCTTTGCGGCAAGGCCTTTGAAAAGGTCCCCCATCTTTTGTGCGCGGTCCCACATTTCCTTATCGCTATTGCGATGGAGCCATTTCATTAACGCCTCGGGCTCCATTCCGTACCCTCGCGCGAGCACAGTCCAGTTGGATTTGTTCCCTGCATTGTGGATCATGGCCATTACATTGGCTCGGGTGAAGCCGGTAAAGGGTAGGCCATCTGGATTAGTAGAGGTGCGGAGTAGGGGATCGGCAAAGGGAGAGTCGACAAGCTTGTCTCGATCCTTGAGTGGACCGAGCTTTTCCAAGTTCCTCGCAGCTTCCCGCTCAAGGACATTCTTCTGATTGGAAGCTTTAGCTAAGGGATAGTTTATGTATTGGTTAAACACCCCTCTTGGATCGGCGCGGTCCCAACGGTTCAGAAGGGTTTCAATGTTGGTCATCCCGGCAAGCCAAGCCTTGGGGATTTCTAAAGCTTTGCGTACGGCTCCTTTCGTGACTGGGTATTCTTTTAGGGGGAAGGTCTCAAGCTTGCCAAGCATTTCTTGAAGCACATGCGTACGATCCGCGGCTTCGCCCTCACGGTAGATCTTCTTTTCGTCGCGGCCGGCTTTGACGAGAACGTCGATGGCATTCTTGAACTCGCGGAAGTCCTTGTGTGGAAGATTCTTCAATTCTTCCTTAAAGGCAAGATCGAGGAAGGCGTCGGCAACGGGTAGGTCTCGAAGTCCCATCCACTCCGTGCGCTTTGCCTGAACAAACTCTTGAAGGGTGCGTTCACTCTGGCGGCCGATGTTCTCGGCAAGGTCTTGAATGGAACGGTTAACAGGGTACCCAGCACGGACCAGGAGGTCATGAACCCAGTTGGTGTATTCTTGAGCTACTGAAGGGACCTCGCGCTTGCGAAATGTCTTGGCGATGCGGTCTAGCGAAGCTTGAGCCTTCTCATAATCCCGTGCCAGCTTTGCAGCTATGGTGGCAAATTCCCGCTGCTGGGAGATACGATAGGCTTCAGCCCAATCGCCCTTCGATCCGGCCTCCTCGATTTTCCGCCCAAGCTTCCCTGCGGTTTGAATCAGCCTGTCGGAAGAGATATCCCGGACTGGAGTGAGATCAAACTGTCCCTTCACCATTTCCCGGACTTGTTCTTTAGTGAACTTCGGCTCCGTGCCTGCGGCAAGGGCGTAGGCTAGGGTTTCTTCATGGACTAGATCGAGTTGGGTTTCGGAGAGGGCCTGGTCTTTAGCAGCATCCATTATGTTTTGACTGAGGTCTCCGAACTCAGCGTTGAGTCGTCGGTCGGTCTCCACACCAACAAGACGGTTGAAGTAGTCTCGTTGTGACATACCTGCTGACTTGCGATCTGTGGTGAGCATACCGAGACGTTCGACAAGCGCATCACCTGAAGTATAGCCAAAATATGGTGCGAGGTCATCGGGGTTAACTCCATCTTTCTTCTGGATGTAGTCCTTCGGAAGCGAGGCCTTTTGGTCTTCACTCAGGTAATCTGGGTTGAGCTTTATCTTCTGCTTCGCGAACAACTCGTCGGTCGCGAGGTCAGGACGAGAGGAAAGCTGCTCACGGACTTCATCTCGAATGTCGGTTCGACGCTGCTTCCATTCTGCGGTCTGCGAGCGCTTCTGTTGCTTCTCGGCCCGGGCCTGAGCCTTCTCAAGGTCTTCGGCGTTGCGCTTCTGGATGTGATTGAGCATCCGGTTCATGTGAGCTTCGGTGACACCCATGGCCTTGGCTTTTTCGAAGATCCCTTCGATGGGCTCGTCCGAAGCTTGAAACGCACCTTCTTTCAGAGGAGCGTTGCCCTCACGAGAGCCAACCTCTCCGACATCGACCTTCTGGAAGACTTCGTCCCACGAGAGGTCCTTCCCTGTGATCTCCCTTACCTTAAGGCGTAGCGCCTCGAAGAACTCTTGGAGCTTTTGGAAGATGGCATTGATCCCAGGTGGGTACGCCTTCTTATCTGTAGCGTCTTTCCAAGTGCGGTACGCCTCGGCGATGGATTCTTCTAGCTTCGCGCTTTCGGGGAGATGGGCGTAACGTTTATTGATCTCGAACTTAGTGGCCCAATCATTCTGGCGCGAAGCACGTTCGAGAGTGGACCATTCCGCTTCGGTGAAGAATCCTTGCTGACGTAAGTGGTGAACGGCTTCGTGTCGCGCTACGCCCATTGCGTTTGGGCTATCAAGAGCAACGACAATCCAAGGGTCCTGTTCCTTAAACTGCTGATGGAAGCCGCGGCGGGTAAAGCCAGGGCGTTCAGGAATGGCAGAGATCTGATCTGGAGTGAAGATCTGCGCCTGCTTAGGGGTGATCCGAGCAAGCTCATCGCGGATGGCTCGATCAAGTTCGACCTTATACTGTTCAAGTTCCGGGCCGTAGTGGAAGGCAGAGTATTGCTGATCGATGGTCTGTCCACCGATCTCTTGGAATAGCTCACGGAGAGTGGGACCTGAGTCGACGTGGCCCCAACCTTCCCCCTCCTGCGAGAGCTTAATAACAGGCATAGCCGCGGTCATCTCCACCCCGGCCTTCTCCCGAGCCCCGCTGACACGATGACCTGTTATGGTCTCAGCGTTAGGGAACTCAGCCTTGATCTGTCTTCGCAAGTCGCGAATGATAGCAGGCCCAAGGAAATTCGGATCGTACATCTTATCCGTCTTACCGGCCTGGATCATCTCAACGTAAATCTGCTTCCCGCCTTTGGCTTCACTCAGATTCATGTACCCGATCTTCTTCCCGGTCTCGTCCAGAAGATCAAAGTCATGAAAGCCCTGCTCTTTGCCAAAGGGACCTTTAGTCTCCTGCTCTCCCATCCGCTGAAGGGTGACCTTCCGATCCCCAAGGGAGAACTGCGGCTCAAACCCTCCCGCACCGCGGACGAGTTGGAGGGGATCAGCTATAACTTCCTTTGGCTCCAGCCCCTTTGCTTCTTCTAACGTAAGCCCCCCATCCCGCACCCGTATACTATCATGCAACTCCTTCGCAACATCCGGCTCTACTCTAGCGAGCCAATCAGCCAAAGACACACGGATATCACCACCAATGCTTTCAGCACTTGCCAGCTTAGTCTGCAAATCAGGTACCCACCCAAGCAGATTGTCGCCAACTTCGGGGATTTTATCGCCGTAAAGCTTCCGTACAGCTTCGGCATCAATCCCAATCTCCCGCTCGCCAACATGCTGACGAACGAAGTTAGCATAATAGTCGGGAGAGCGTTCACGAGTTGCGGATTTAGCGCTTTCGGATAGAGCCTCTTTGATGGCATCTCCATCTTGTTTTGCCTGTTCTACTTTCACTTCATCTAGAAGCGGGTGGACGCCGGGAGGGGGCTCCTTACCGACTTTGGCGAATGGGGCAACGGTCTGAAGTGCAGAGCCCATCTCAGGCAGCCGAGTGTGCTCAAGATACTTCCCAAGTTGCCCGCCCTCAGGCTTCATCACTTCGTTCTCAAGCATCGCTGCGAGATCGCGCCCACCGAACTCGTTCACTACGTTTGAGAGTCCGGAGATGAGTTGGGAGCCGACGACGAAGGGAGTGCTGACTAGGTTTTCAAGACCTTTCATAATGGGGTAAGCAGCGGGGTGGCGAAGGGCGTATTCTACATCAGTGGGGCGGGTGGAGTATGCTTCGCGGTAGGGTTGGAGTGGGTCTCCGGGGAAGGCCTTTTCGGGTAAGCCTAAGCTGAGAGCGTTGTGGATTCGCTCAAGGAAGGACTTGGGGTGGAGGTTGGAGATGGCTTGCGAAGCGGTATCGAGTTGGCCAAGGTCGTCATGGGACAGCCGTGCCGCCATTGGATCGAAGCCGATGTAGTCAGCGAGGTAACCGTTGTTTGAGATAAGTGCAGAACCGAGGGAGGCTTTATGCTGGCGCTCGAACCCTTCTATATTGTCATAGATAGCCTCTGCAGGTGCACCAGATGCGTGACTTAACTCCAAGGCCCTAGCAGCTTCATCAGGATTAGTATCCTGCGCCGCGAAGTTAGCAACCCGAGCAGTGGATTGCACATTATCAAACATGTCATCGACAGTGCTCATTTGGTGTCACCACCGGCATTGCCTTTGTAAAGTTTGTTGAAGAGTTCTCTATGGTAGGCCCGTTTGACCCAATAGTCTGTGGGCTTGATGCCTTGCGCAGCCCAGCGAGGATCAGCTTCAATTCGTTTCTGATCTTCCTCTGGCACCGAAGCTTGATAAGTCTTCTCCCCACCAAACATCTTCTGCCACATCCCCGAGACGTGTTCGTCCATCAACTGCTTGCCAATTGTTTGGACTTCTTCAAGAGTGGGGGTTCGTTTCTTATCGTGTTGGAACTCATCTAATTGATCGGCAAGGGAGCCTACGAATTGGTTGTAGTCTTCAAGGTTGGTTTTCTTACTGATGCCTGCCGCGTCCATGGATCCTTGAAGAGTGTTCAAGGCCCGACCCACACGAGGATCAGTTTGAAGATCCTTACGAAGGGACTTCTGCATTTGAGATAGAATTTGCTGGCCGCGAACAGGGAGCCCATCGGCGGAGACGTCATGTGACATGAACTCTGTTGGGTTGGTATGAGCCAAACCCTTAAGCATTTGAAATTGCTTCACACTATCAGGGGTCCAAGCTCTGGGTTCACCTATGGCGTTCTCGGCAAGGCGTTGCATGAAACGAGCTTGCTTGTCGGGTTTCATGGCATCCCAGGCATCGCCGGTTTTGGGGTCGATAAGTTTTAGCTCATCCACGGACTTGGGAAGGAAGCCTTCCTTGTTCCCGGTGTTCATGGCGTTTATGATGGTCTGCTCTGCGTTTTGCTGACCATCCCGGATGACGGATTTATGGCGGTTGTAATCGGCGGTGATTCGTTCGCGGACGAAGTCTTTAAAGAGAGGATCATTCTTGTCTAGGTCCCCTTCCGTGACCTTTGACATACCTTCGGAGATGTAATCGGATAGGGACTTATCCCCATCATCGTTACCTTCACGAAGATTCCCAAGGACCTGATCCGCAATGATACGGGAACCCTGTTGGCGGTATTGGGTTTGGATAGTAGCTTGGACCTTAAGCGCGTCCATCGGCAAGAGGGCGCCGGTCTTCGTCGATTGCTCATACATCTTCTGAGCGCCGATAGAGTCGGTACGAGCGAGCGAGGCGGTGCGCTTTGCTAAGGTTTCGGAGACCTTCTGCGCTGAGGTTTCCTTTGTTTGATCTTCGGACCAGCCAGAGTTCCGGCCTTGAGCTTCCACTTCACTCTCGATGGCTCTCTTGCCACGTTGGAAGGTTACATCATCGGTAGGGGAAGCGGAGATGGCATCTTGCGTCGCGGCTACCCGAGCGGTTGAGGCGTTGTTCGCGGCCACCTTAGATTGCTGCGCTGCGTGTCCGGCAGCATTGAATATGGTTCGGCCCATAAACGATAGAGAAGAACCGTCGAACATCTTTTGGGCCATTGGATTGCTAAGACCCGCACGCGTCTGTACACGGAGATCTTGCAGTTCTTGAATATGTGCCTGTAGGGCCTTGGGCGAAGCATTGTTCCCTTCCTTGGCGTTAAACTCAGCATGTTTCATTCCAGCTTTCATCATGTAATCTGCATCCGCAGACTTCGCCTCCGTTTCATTTTGGAGGTTCTGCATGTTAATGGCTTGCGCCCAGATGCGATCGGATGCACCTTCAATATCATGGCCAAGGCCTTGCAGTGCGTGACCTACCGCACCGCCAAAGGCATCGGTAGGGACCGCTAAGTTGACCTCAGGCGCACCTCCCATTGAAGGAGTTTGATCTGGGACTAATCCTGGAACTTGTGGCATCAGCCGAATGCTCCTGCGCTACTACCCTGCATCCACTTCCCTGCAACGTTCCCGGCTCCGGAGATAAAGGAGCCCCACATTCCCAACTCTCCAGCCTCTTCAGATGTCTTTGCGGCCATTTGGTCTAGATTGGCCTCAGCTACATCCGTAGTGGCTTTGGTCTCGTAGCCCCATGCGGTCTTTGCTGCGTCCCAACGGATGACGTTTTGGTCATACTGAGCCACGTCGGTTTGGGTTTCGCGGACCCTTTCGTTCGAGCCAGAATTGACGTCAAAGCCAGAGGCACTCTGAACGACTTTGGTTGAAGAGATAGCTTCACGAGACTTTAAGCCTTCAGTCTCAGCCTTGGCCTCTCCAGCCTGAGTGGCCCAAGCTGCATTTTGTTCATTAATCTGTTTGTTTAGAAGAGCAACGCCTGCTTTGTAGCGGTAAGCGGCAGCGTTGGCCTGTCCTGACTCTATAGCACCGATGCCAGAGATGGCTGCACCTCCAGCTGTAGCAGCCATACTGCCAATAGCAACAGCAGAGATCGGATCCACCATTAGGTGCTCCTACTAATAACAAAGGGACGCAAGCCGTTCACAGGAGGCTTGAACTCAGCACCAAGCCAATGAAGCCAACGCTGGGCTGCACCGTTTTCAAGCTTGCATTGACCTACAATCGAATCGTAACGTTCGAGGAACTTCTTCACTTGCTGTTGGGAATGGCGCACGAAAAGGAATTGATGCGGAACCTTGCCTGAGGCCCACATCCAGATATAGGCTTGATTGGAAAGGAATGAAGGTGGAATGAGGCCCCAACAGCAAACGAAGTGACCATCAACATAGCCAATCCAGACCTCTCCCAATCGCTGTGATCGATCGAGGATTTCCATTTCATGATCAGAGAGAATCTTGCCGTACTCAGCCAAGATTATCTCAGACAAAGGTCCTTCTAGTTTTGAAACAATGGTGGTCATTTGTTTGAGTCCCCCACTTCGATTTCAGGGATCACTCCGAGAATAGATGCAGGGTAAGGATTGGGTTGTTGAATATAGAATTGACCAAAGACATCCCATTGCGGGTCGACGATGGTACGGGCATCACCGGTTATGAGACCGGTTACGATTTGATTGGACATGGTTCCAACGTTGCCAAGCACGAGGTCTTGCATCGCTACGCCTGTGTCGAGGTTCCGTCCTGTGGTTAAACCGAGAGTATTGCGGACACGGACGGTTATGGCAGAGACCTTCTTCCGTTTGCCTTGAACTGTAGGCTCTCCGAGATCCAAGGGAAGGGTTCCCAACTGCGGAAGGAAGGAAAGGCCTACAGTTACAATGGAAGCGGAAGGGATAGTAGTTAAGCCTACAGTACCGCCGATGCCAAATTGGAATATGCCATTAACAGGCATGGTGAAGTTGATTACGACTCCATCGGCGAGGCCGGTAATGGCTGCACCGCCAAGGTGTTGAGCGCCACTAAAGATAGTTGCGACTGCACCATTGTAGCCGATCCCTGCGTCGACTTGCCAGGAGGATTTGTAATCTGAAGGGAAGCTCAATTCAATAAAGCGTTCGATATAGTTCACGACTTGGCCTTGAATCTGGCGCTGAACCACATGATACACAGCATCAACATTGCCAATTGTCGAGGTAAACTCAGTTATTGAAGCTACACTTTTGAACAGGCCTTGAGTATCGGAGTGGGTCCAAGAGATTATTTCCAAGTCTTTCAGGAAGGTAAGACAAAGAAGTTGGCCATCATTGCGTACGGCCCAAGCAAGTTTGAAAGGCTCTTCAGCCCACGCCCATTGGTTAATGGAGAAGCCATAGAAGAGATGGTTTGATATAACTGAAATATCAGTACCGGTATAAACATTGGTGTAGAAGTTGTAGACAAGGTTACGGACGATTGATTGCTTGGCTTGAACATAGAGAATGTCAGAGGTCGCGACAATTGGGGAAAGTGTAGAGGAGCCATTGTAAGCTTGCGGGTTTGCGACAAGTGAAGTGGCGTTGAAAGGCGAGCCGGGGCTACCTCCATTGACGAGCCAAGCAAGGCGGTCACCAAAAACAATCAGGCCCGCTGGCATTGGAATCATAGCTTGAATTGTATTTAGCTGTCCTGCCACAAGGGTTTCTTGGATGGCATCATCAGGGACTAAAGGAGAACTGATGTTGAAGTTAAAGGGAGAGCCCGGTTGCGAAGCGTTAAGTTGACTGGGCGATCCCACAGGACCAGCAAGGATAAGACGTTGATTAGCTAAGGCTGGAACAGTTGGGTTTCCTGCGGAAGGGGCTCCGAGTGTGGCTGTAGCCGTAGCTGTACCCGAAGAGAAGGCTACGGCTGGCGGCGTGGAATAGCCTGTGCCAGGGGAAGTGATACCTACAGAGGTAAGGCCATAAGCAATATTAAATGTTGCACTAGTACCATTGGCAGAAACCTGTGTTCCACTAATACCATTGATACTAGCTACAGAAGTACCGGTAACTAGTGAGCCGGGAATGGATATAGCAATGGTTAGTATATTACCCCCACCACCAACTGTTTGAACCGTTACACGAGTACCACCATAGAATGTTGCAGTATCACCCACGGCATACTGAAAACCGCCATTTACAACACTAGCGGTTAGAAGAGAGTAGAATGCTAAAGCAGTAGCGCCAGACCCACCACCACCAGTAAGAGAGACTGAAGGAACATTACCGGTGAAGGGAGATCCAGAAGTGTTTACTTGAATTGTGGCAACGCCAGAACCATTGAAAGGGTTTTCGACAATCGGTGGGCCAGAGCTAAAATCCACATTAACGTTTGAGTCAATAAAAACCGTGCCTGTAGTGTTTCCACAAAAGCCAAAGATAGCCCCAGCGGGCACAGCACTACCATAACGTGGAACGGCTCGATAGATATTATAGCTGGCCGCACCGGTAACAGTAGACCAAGTAACAGTGTTGGTTCCTGCAACGCTGCGGATATCTTGAATAGAAGTGAGTGTGGCAAAGTTTGAAGGTGCAGATTCTTGACCATTAACATCAACGGCGGTTATTACATAAGCGTAATTGGCTGTACCACCCGCAAGGGTTGTAGCAACGGATTGTCCTGTTGGGGCTACAAGGGACGTGCCGAAAGTGATTGGGGCCAAAGTCCAACTAGTAGCACTGATAAGAGACAAGACATAAGGTGGATAGTTTGGGTGGCAAAGGTAGAGTTGATTTACATTTTGAGTGTAACGAATGCCAAAGACATCACCAGCAAGATAAGGGGAGACAATAGTGTAGACTCGTTGTGCGATTCCACCGGAGATGTAGGTACCATAGGAAGTAGTGTTGATGACGTTACCGAATAAATCGGTGAGGGTGTATGTGTTGGCAGTTACACCTGCGATGATAAAGGTGTTACCGTTAAGTAAGACCATTCCAACTACACCAGAGATAGTGATCCAATCACCATTAGAGTAGCCATGGGCGGTGGAGGTTATAACGCCGGGGTTGGCCTGGGTTATAGCGGTTATAGTCTTACCGGCTTCTAGAATCGGTGCCCCATTATTATAGAACCTAACATAGCTGCTACCAAATTCTAGTAAGTAGGAGACAGTGAATGAGGCTTGAAATGGAATGATGCGAACGGTATCATCGGATTTGCACGTTGAGACATATCGAGTACCTGGCCGGGTTGTGGCGCCGCCTCGAGTATCAACGAAGAAGTTGCGCAAGAGCGCTGCGCCTGAGTGGTATTGCTTCAGGTTGACCTGAGCGTAGAGTGAAGGGGACCACTCACCAGAGTTGAAGGAGGTTTGGATTATGTTATCACTCATGAGAACCCGGGCCAGATGGCTCCCCAGTTGAAGCCAGTGTTGTAGGGGCCTGAGTAGTCTTCGACAAAGTCTATGCCACGGATCCGGAGCCAGTCAGGGGTGACGTCATTGACCTTCAGGCCTTCATTGGCATCGGTTCCTCGCGCTTCGATTACCATAGCGTTAGCTTCAGCGATCTTTGAGTTCGCGAGGGATTTATCGCCCGAGAGGGCGATACAGAGCCGGGCTCCAACGATCAGGGAGAGGGCCTCAACAAAGTCATCATCGAAGACATTCTCATCGTTGATGTCTTTGATGTAGTTGCCGATAGCGAATTCTTGATTTGTCAAAATCACTCGTTGATCAGATACAGTAGATGCTTGAGTAAGATTGAATGTCGCACCGATGCCAACACCAGAGGTTGAACTTTGTGCCACTGGGTTGGCCTGGACCGTGAAGTAGCTGCCGCCAATTGGAATGGCCGATCCTTTGAGGACATTAACAACGCTAACAGTAGCAATAGCACCACCACCGCCGAGAGTAAGGACTTGAAGAACCACTGGGGCTCCAACAGGAGTGGTTCCCTGGGGTGCTTGAGGTAGAGTGATAGTGTCTCCGATGGCATAGCCTGTGCCTCCTGCTACGACGGCTGCAGATAGGACACCAAAGAATTGGTCCACACCGATAGTGTATTTGACTGGGGGGCCTTGCCAGAAAGAAGGGGAGCCTCCAGTCACAGCTGTAGTGATGGGAATGCCTGTGGCAAAGCCTGTTGCGGTTTGGGGTGTGACCCAACACATTCGCAGGCAGTCGACAGGGTATTGGTATTCGTAGGCCCAAGGTGGGGCCGGTTGGCCCTTCACCCAGAGTTGCGTTGCAGGGGATGTGTTCTCTGGAGTTCCAGGAACGGAAGTGATGAAGTTGAGGTTAGCGGTATTGAACGCACAGGCCCATGGTGCCATCCTGAGCAGGCGGCGGCGGAATGGGATGTAGATGATGTTGAACTGAATGGCTTCGTTAGAGGAGTTGTTCAACAATTGTGTGGCGGTAGTGGTGGTCCGCGATCCAAAGGTCTGAAGGGCACGGTTGACCATGTCGACCTGTGCGGTCATTTAATACCGTCCCTGGCTACCACAGCAGCCGTGGTTGGTTCCACCAATGCCGGGGGAGCCGGAGTGCGAACCGCCCATATCAGGACCGTTCTCGATGCCATGGTTGGTGCCATGAAGGCCAGGGGACTTCGGGTCCATGATATTCTTTGGACCTTGTGGAGGTTGGTAGTTGCGGACGTCTTTGGTGTCGCCGGGGAGAACGCCACCACAAGACACTCCCGAAGCTTGGGGTTGGCGGGAGTTAGGGCCGAAGCCCCCGAGGATGTCACTGGCCATTAGGCTTCTCCTTCTTCAACGGGTGTAGGCTGGGGCTTTAGCTCTTCCTCGATCTCCTTTAATCGAGCCGCAGCTGCATCGCGGATGTTGGGAAACGCAGTGCCATGAGCCAAGGCACCTTCGATAACTTTGAACAACATGTAGACTTCATTCGTATCCATCAGTGTTCTCCTTGTGAGCCGTTCTTATGGCGTTTCGTTCCAATCGAGGGTGCCATATATCCCCGACCTCCTGACCACGGGGTGGCCTGGAAGGTGAAGTCTCCGGTGTCGGTGGAGTGGTTGCCAACCTTCTCGCCGAGGTAGGATACGGCTCCGGGGTTTACTATCTTGGGCTTTGGCTCGACCTTGTTGGCGTAAGAGCCTGACACACTTGCTTTGCCTTGTTTCATAACGATCCATTCTCCTTTGGTTTGCTTAGTTGCCTCGTATGGTCCCAGCGATTGGCTGGGTCTTGTGACATATCCCGGCGGACCTTTTCGAACGTCCCGCCATCGGTGTGGGCCTCTTCGAGGAGTTGGCGGTAGCGGTCGTCGCAACGTTCTAGCTCGGCCATGACATGGCGCGGGACTGGAAGGCCGCGCTCTTCATAAAGATGGGCGATGTCGTGAACGTCATGCATGTACATAATGAACCGGCGCATCTTCTCGGAGCATTCGGATTCAGCATCGCGCATATAGGTGACGACGGTGGTGAGCATCTCGCGGACCAATTTCATGTCCTTTGAGATACGTTCTAGGTAGACCTCAGAGGAGTGTTCTGGTTCGGGCATCTATATCCACCAATCTAACGGGTCACATTGAGATTCTGGCCTACGAAAAAACGCAAAGAATAAGAGAGGAATCCAAAGCATTTATTTTCCTTTCAATTAAAACGGGGGATGATTTGGATGTAACCAGAGCCTCCATTGCCACCAGCGGCTCCACTAGTGCCTGCTGTGCCTCCTGTACCACCAGCGCCAATTGCATAAGTGTAGGTTGCATTTGGGTTTTGGATGATTGCACGAATGAACCCACCACAGCCACCACCACCACCACTGTTTACAGTTGCAGTAATACCCCCACCACCACCTCCAGAGCCGGTATTAGCCGTTGCAGGTCCACCGGCGCCGGTACCAATCTGTCCAAACTGGCCACCGCCTCCATAGGGACTAACACAACCAGAACCACCTGGAGAATTGGCCGCACCCGAACCACCACCACCAACACCTCCTGTTTTTAGTACGAACGCCGCCGCACCGGTAGGGATGCCTCCAACACCAGCGGTTGCACCATTGGCTGCACCACCTCCAGTGCCGTTAAGAAGCGCAGTGCCGAATGTTGTAGCACTAGCAGAGCCTACAGCGCCGGGAGAGGTACCTGAGCCGGCCCCACCACCACCTCCACCGATTAATTCCACCTCAAGCCACAATGCCCCAGCGGGAGTGGTATAGGTTCCATTGTTAGCACCAGCAGAACCATCAGCACAAGTAGCGGTTGCTGTAGCATTGATAGCACAGCCAGAGACTAAGGTCTTGCGATTGGCTGAGAGATCAATAGTGCCAGAGGAGGTGATTGGGTTTGCTGCGGTGCATAGTAGGTTAGATGAACAAGTAATAGATACAACAGTAGTAACCCAAGTATCATCAGCACGAAGGAAGTTAACAGTGCCTCCCCCAGAAGCAGGGGCTGCACCGGATAGACTGGAAGTGAAGGTATTTATATCGGCAGTGAGTTGAGTGTTGGTCAGACCTGCTAGGGTACCAGCACTATTGACTTGGACTTGGCCGTTGGTACCACCGGCTGCGCCCAACAGAGAAGCGGGAGACACTGCTCTAGGGGTATTGCTTGCCCCGGTGTTGTTGCCACAAACAGTACCATTGGCAAAGACACCATTGCATTGACCAAAGGCCCCGGAGGGGATGAGAAACAGGGCTAGAATGAGGAAGAGCTTTTTCATTGCAGTAAGGTCCATCCACCTGTTTCGAGGATTGGTTTGAGGATTATAGAGCCGTAGGAGGAGGCGAGTTGGACCTGGGCGAGGCCTGAGATTAGCTCTGCGCCGAAAGGGTTGATGGTAACCGGCGAAGCCCCTGCAAAGCCTCCAATGTCGACCACTGTCACAGGGACTAAGACCCATTGCCCGGGGATTGCTTGAGGAGATTGAGGTGAGGCTTTTGCCGAAGGGAGATTTAGAGTGACGGAGCCATTGAAGTTCACCGTGATAAGATTGGTCCCACGAGCAATGGTAACGGCTCCACCAGCAGTGATTGGAAGGACGGCCTGTTGAGGTTGGGTCACCCAGCCAACAGAAGGGCCCATCCAGTATCGTTCGTATTGTCGAAAGGTACCACCCTGATCTAGGTCTATCTGAGAGCCCATAGATTATCTCCATTCATATTTGTTTAATCCCTAAACTTGCACCCGCACCGGTGAGTTGAAATCTACCCGCACTACCTGCGATTTGTTGCCAAAAGACCCCAACTCTGGTTGGAGGCCCTAAGAAGAATGGAGCGCTAAAGTAATCAATACCATATTGGGCCGAGCTTACACCTGATGGCCCGGCGTTCCAATAGTTCTGGATAGCGGTGGTATTGAGCGGTTCAGCTGCGATTGTCGGAACCCAACCCAATGGGACTTCTATCCCTTCAGTGACGGTTGTGTTAGCTAAGAGATAGGTGTTGAGGATGTAGTGGTCAACTAGAAGACGATAGGTAGCTGCTATAGTAGGAGTGACAGCGGGGAAGAAGAAAAGTTGCGGCGTTTCTATAGATGGCAAGGCCCGATAGCCGATGGGTTTAACGAAGGGATACCAATCAGAGATGGCGTAGCGGACAGTGTTTAGTTGAATGGCTCCGGTGGCGGTCCAGTCAAAAGCTTCTCGCAGAGGGGTTTTCTTTAAAGAATCAAACCATGAGGATAGGGATTTGATAGAAGGGAATGGTGGCGAAAAGAAAACATCGGATAGGCGCTCGGGTACTTTAAGTAGGCGGTTGGGATCGAACCAGTTTATTAATGATCCAAATGGCAATGTTCTCACCGAGGGGAGGTTGTCGGGGACGGTAATTATTGGTTGCTTCGATCGAATGATGTCGAAGAAGGGTTGCTCAACAATAGCTAAAGCAACCGTTACGATCGGTGGGAATACTGGAGGTTGATCGATGATGGGTTGTTTAAGTTTGATAGGCTCAAAGAAGGAGGAGGTTGCAAAAGTTCCAGATAGCGGCGGCGAGGTTCCTCCAAATGGGCCTTGGGTGAATTCACTGGGGCGCTTCAGTTGGATTGGCTCAAAGAATGGCTGTTCAACAACCGAGACAGCAGCGGCGGTAGGAGGATTGAATAGCACCGGTGGCACTTCTATCACAGGGCGCTTCAGCTTGATCGGTTCGAACCATATATCCCCTGCAAGCTTTGGTGGAGGGAATCGAGGAACGATGTCAGGAATAGTGATTATTGGTTGCTTCAGCTTGATCACATCAAAGAAAGCTGATGTTGCAAATATAGGAACTGTGATACTGGGTGGAAAAGCTAGATTTGGCTTAAACCCAAATTCTGGGCCTAGGTTTGGTGCGTAGAATTTGGCGGTGCCACCAAGGGTTACTGCGGCTACAGCAGCAGTAGTGCCGACTAGCGTCGCAAAGATTTCGTCTTCGGGATAGATGAGGAAGCAATAGGGATCGGCGTGAAGCAAAGAAGCTTCACCGGGAGTGAGAATGCGATTCCAACCAGCCCAGTAGTAGATGTATCCGTTCAGGCCACCACCGAAGTTCTGGGCATTGGCGGTGCCAGTGTTGAAGTTGACCTGCTGACCGGTGGTCGCGTTGGTGGTGGTTATTGCACTGACTGATGTATCCAGCTTGCCGTCAAAGTACATCAATCCAGCGGTGGCTGAAGTTGCCACAAACACGCCGGTATGATAGACATTAGCGGTGAGCGACGCGGCATAGTTAAGCTGGGTGCCGCCATTGTTACAGAAAAATGAAAGATTAGGTCCTGTTATTACATTGAATCCGGCAACATCAACTGAAGCAGTCCCAGTGGATGTGAAATAGTTGGGGGTTCCTATAGCACCAAAGAATCCTGATGCGACAGAATAAGGCGCGGTGTTGGTAAAGCCTTGAGTGGCCTTGTTACTTAAGGGTAGTGTGATCGAATCCGAGGTTGACGTCCCCGGATAATTAAATCCGATGCCGTATTTGGATGTCGTTCTGGTCAGCCGGGTAGTGGATGCGATGATCGCTCCCGCGCCACCGTTTACTAGATCGAGAATTTCACCGCCGGCATCGTAAGCATAGAATACAAGCCCAACCGCAAGCGGATGCCCTCGGTTGATGCGAGGGATGCTACCCCAAGGCCTCTTCTGTCCGCTACGGTATGGTGGAATAAGTTGCATCGATGGTTCTTAATATTGAACGGCGACTGGACCCACTTTTATTATATTCCCACTGGCGGCCAAATTAAAACCAGTTCGATTTCCAATGTAAAGTTTCGTTGACCACCATGGAAGGCGAGTTATTCCTGAAGCGGCATAGACATCATTCGCGGCAACAGCAACAGCAGCGAAAGGAATGATGAAGTCTGGAGGTCGAGGGAGATCAACGGCGGAAGCGTAATTGGCCTTTTCGAAAGAGGTGCCACCGTCAGGGGAATAGATGAACCAGCCTTCGAGAAATGCTCCAGCCGCAGGTGTGCCGGAAAAAGCACCGCCAGCTAGAAAATGGACTTGGCCCCAGATGCCATTGGCGAAGCTTGATTGCGTGAATACACCAGAAGTACCGCCAACGCTAGAGATAACATTAGCAGTTGAGGCCAACGTATTTAGCTCAGTGGTCATCAACGTGACCGGGGTTGTGATGAAACCACTAGTACCGGCGGCTTCAAGGAAGTTAGTGGCCACGGTTTATCCTCCTGAAACAGCGTTAAGGATCGCCCTTGCTCCAGCTTGAGTTGTAACGGCTTGGCCACCGACATAAGCGACGATGCCGTCCATGATGGTTTTGGCCTGCGCGATTTGGTTGGACGACACCGCACGAGATAGAGTTGGGTAGGTAGTTAGACTGATTGGGTGAGCGACGTTTGGGGCGCCATCAGCCGCACCGGAGGAGCCATCTGCGTTGAGGGCAGTAGTGGCCATCGCAGCAACGACTGTTGCCACTGCGTCATCGGTCCACGCTGCGTCGAGGGTCAGCATTTGCTGATAGATGCTCAGCAACTGTTGCGATAGCGACATTAGCTGGTTCGCGACTTGTATTGCTTGGGATTGTTGTGTGGCCATTAGTTGAGACTTTCAAGAGAGTACTGATGAACTAGAATGGAATTGGAAGCGCTGGCTGTGGACCATGTACCGAAGAAGTCGACGACGTTGGTGGCGGTGGAGTCAAAACCGGTTCCAACAGCAGGGGCCGTAGCAGGTAGCATTAGACTTTCAGCGATACCGGCCGCCGCACCTAAGGCAGCGGCGCTGGTCCAAGAACCAATCCCCAAGATATTAGCGCTGCTGCCGGAGCCAATAGCACGACATGTTAGGATTGATTCAAATTCCCAGGTGTCGTTTGTTTGGGCCGTAGTGTTGAGACTCATAGCCCCACCGTTAAACACGACAGCTGTACCTAGACGAACATCAAGAGTAAGGGTGCCGGGGGCAGCCGTTAAAGTGGATATTCGACCCCGTGCACTAACTCTTATAGATTTGCCTGGAACCCAGAAGAAGTTCGATGGCAGCGTGAACTTAGCAGCTGGGGGGATGAGGCTGGTGGCCGTGATTGTGTTAGTCAGAGCCGTGCCATCAACCTGCGAAGTGATTAGGCATTCTTGAAATGATAGTGCTGGACCACCTGACATTATTTATCTCCAAAGTTGACCAGCGTTGTCTTTCGCCCACTGGCTCGAAGAAAGGCGTTGTAGCTTTCAGGGTCGTGATGTTTGATTTCGCTCCATTTGGCTGCAACGCCAGGAATACCGATGCCTGCTGGTGCGCCGACGAAGTCGACTTTCATCCATCCAGTGGAGAGGAAACATCTGCGACAAACGATACGCCTGTCTAATTTGTTGTCGTCATCGATATAAACGTCAAGATGATAGTTGTCTGTCAGGCGTGCATTCTTTGCCTCATCAAGGCTATTCGTAACAGCATCGAAATAATCACCCTGAGCCATCTGGCCCCGGATCTGCTCGATTGGGTCATGTTCACACATTGCCAAGTCTCATCCTGTTTGCAAATTCAAATTCTTCCCAATCGATGCGGTCGCGGAAGTAAGAACATATCTCACCGCTGTTTAGCTTAATCTTGCAGCGGCCACAGATATCCTTGTCACAGACATTGCAACGTTCCGCAACGGCTGAGGCGGGAAGTGGCTTTTTAGTGATGGCATCGCACATGAATATAGTCTTACCACAATGCCGACAGACTAGAAGGTCCGCCTCGTAGTCGGGACGATCCGAACCGTAGTTATGTCTGATTGTCCAAGCAATTGCCACGGGCTACTCGACTACATATTCTTGTGCCACCACGGTTGAGTTGTAGTTCGTGCTTTTAGCAGTTAGAGCGATGCCTTTTAAGTTAACCGCTGGGATGATCAACGGCGTTAGACGGAAGTCAGCGAAAGCTACACGTTGAGATTGGCGCTGATTGGTGGAGAAGGCAAGGAGGGTGGAAGTGATAGCGTAGGTACCTTCAGCAGTTGCGTTGATGCCGTAGGTTAGAAGCGCAGCGGCATCAGCACCGTCGGGTGTTGGATTTGGGGTTGCAGCGGTGACAGTGCCTGCAGCAGTTTGTTGCTGCCAAGCCCAGACGATTTGGCAATCAGTCGAGACTGCGGCACCATCAGCACCAACTTCGATTTCGTCAATCCAGCCGCGACGCAAGGTGGTGGCACCAGTCGCGGCTGTGGTAACGATTTGAGTTTTGTAAGTGGTGGAGAGGGCTTGTTCCGCACCAGCAAGAACGTTAGACACTGCGTAGCGAGCCATCAGAGTCTCCTTCCTGAGACGTGTGCATGGGCTTTGACGTTGGAAGCGGCTTCCTTCTCAATGGCGATGCGTGAGGCTTCAGCCAGTTCCTCCTCAGTTGGTTCGGCTTCGCCTAGAGGTTCTTCCTCGTCAACCTTTCGAATTAGACCTTCAGGCTCTGGTAGGACCCTTCCAGCCAAGGCCGCAAGAATCTGCTGATTCTGCTCCATCATTGAGGCCATCGCCTCAAGGACTTTGTCCACGCCATGGGTCTGTTGTTGAGATGCTGCTACAGCTTTGAGATCGGTCATTTGATTGATCAAGTCATCGCCGAGTCGAGCGAAGAAACCAGCCCGTTGAGATTCGTCGTCAATGCCTTGAGTGGGCGTCCAGTTGTATTTAGCAGTTTCGATTTCAGCTTCTTTGTCTAAAGGGAGCATTCCTGGGGTGGGGTTGCCTTCAAAGACAATATCGTGAGAGAGGCCTTTGCCCTCCCAACAGACATGGACTTCACCATCCATTTCATTGTTGGGATATTTGAAGTTCCAGTCATCCGCGGTGCGGGGGTCAAGATGCATTGGAACTTTGAACATCTTCCGGGCGGGCTTACCGGTGCGACCGTCTATAGCGGTTTGTTCCCACCGGGAAGAAGGGACATTGAGGTAGTGAGGTTCGGTTAGTTTCCATCTTGCCATGAGAGGGTCCTTTCTAGAATTGAGAAAACCAAACAGTGGTAGCGATTGTGGCTACGCTTGGGGTCACACAGAGAGTGGCACCTTGAACGACTTGCATCTGAGCCACGCCAACATTGTAGGTCGCTGGAGCCGTGGAAGTGACGTTCTGTGGGGTGATAATAGTGGTTGGGGTGGTACATGTGGAACCGGTACCAGAGATAAAGGTGAAGCTGCCAGTTGCGCCTGTATTGCTGACTTGGTAGCCACAGATAAATATGGATTGACCAGCTACGCCTGCGACAATTTGGGTTGCGGTAGTTGGCCCAATGGCGACGTTAGCGACCTTGTTGCAGAGGATTTGGGCGGAAGGGCCAACGGTGTTTTCTGCTTTCGCTACGCTGGTAAACGCAAGCAGAAGGAGGAGTGCAATGCTGAGCTTACGCATCACCGCAGCCTCTGCCACTTAGTTGTACTTATGGTGTATACCCATTCTATGGAGGTGCCTGACGTGACCGTTTGGGCGCTGAAGGCAGCTTGGAGAGTTTGTCCTGTTGCAGGAGTTACGGTCACCAAAGTGGTCAAGGTTGTATCTGTGGCTATCTGGAGGATTTGTCCATCGTATGGAGCTACAGGAGTAGTGATGGTCCAGGTGGTTGGGGCTGTACCAATCCAGAACAAGGTACTGTCTGAAGGTAGCATCTGATAGGTTTGAGCACCAGCACCAGAGAAGGTCTTCATCGCGGTGGCGTTTCGGAGTTCACCGACTGGGATGAATAAGGATGAACCACCAGGCCCGCCAGTTGCGGCAACAATTACTTCGTTGCCTGTAAGAGTTGTAGAGATGATCTGTTGGGCCCACACAAGGCCAACGCAGGCAAGGGCCAAAAGGGCCCCCGCCAGAAGTGTTCGGAATTTGGTCATTGGCTGCGCCCTCAGTTTGCGATATTGATCCCGGCGGGATAGCCGCCGAGAACTGCGTTCGCGTTTGCGGGAAGGTCGTGACGGTCGAGGACGAGGTAGCCCTGGACTGCACCGCCACCAGACATGGTACCAGCAACTACGTAGCCAAGCTGGATGAAGCGTGGGGGAGGGAAGTCTAAGGCAGGGCGTGGCCAGTCAACGTCGAAGAGCCGCGCTCCAACAATGAGATTGGCCAAGGTAACAACCGGACCAGAAGCGTAGATGACGAAGGTACCAGGGGCGCCAGAACCGTTGTCCGGTGCACCTTGAGCGTTGATTTGCAGGGAGGTGCCGCCAGCGAAGGCAACGGCTACCTGCACCAAAAGCTTCATCGCTGGATCATCGCCGATACCGATATCGCGAGCGCCGCCACCTGAGGCGGAGAGGGGCAGGCCTACAATGCCAAGATCGATGATATTGCTTGAAGACCCAGAAGCCGTCATCACATCGTTTGTGGCATTGGATGGCGTGACTGTGCCAGTGACAGTCGCACCACGAGAGTTGCCGGTGAATTGCAGAAGTCCATCGAGGATCATGTCAGTTCTCCTTAAACTACTTGGGCTTCGTTTGATAAAACCGCGTCAACGGTTCGGATCGGAATGCCACGGAAGGTAGTGATGGGTTTGCCGTTGAACTCTTCAATGCGAAGCAGGACGTTGGTTTTGTTCATCGCTTGGAGGTCAAGGTAAGTCCGGATGATGCGGTTGCAGTAGATTACAGTACGGCCCATATCGGCGCGGACTGCGGGGGTGTCACTCGTCTGTATAGTAGTGGCGGAGACAGGGGCAGTTGGGAGGCGGTATAGGGCGCGGACGAGGAGGTTGATCAGGTTCGCGGCCGAGACACCGGTTAGTTGAGTGACATCGACGTTGCAGATCCGCGCCATGTAGCGCCAGTCCCGCTGAGCAAAGCCGATTTCCCATTTGAAGTGTTCGCGATAGGCTTGGTAGGTGTTGCCTACGGAATCGGCCACGGGCCACTCACCCATGTCACGCTGTTGGAGACCGGCAAGTTTACCTTTAGGGAAGATGGCGTGATTGGTATCGGTACCCCAAGTCATCACCCAGATAGAGGTGTTGGTGGAAGAGGTACCGCCACCATCAAGGACGTTGTTGGCGGTTTGAGAGTTCGCTGTGGTTTTAGTAGAGTAGCGCGGCGCCCAACCGGTGAAACGCTCAGGGTTGGCGAACTGATTGCCATAGACGAGGGTGGAGGCAACCTGTTGAGACATGCCTTCAAGGAAAGCCCTCGATTCAGAGAGCCGGAACTCAGGAGTGTTGCCATTCAGATCAGCGATGTCTTTGTCAATAACTGAGTAGGTTTCAAGGTTGCCACAGGCTTCGATGAGTTGAGACGTAGTGGACTTGGCATTAGGGACACCAGTGTTGAGGAGGCGCCAAGTGGCTTGTGGGATGCCGGTGCGGACGGTGGTTTTGTGACCGGTCGGGAGATTGCCTTCGACGACCATCATGTCATCGAGCATTTCATTTGTTTGAGACAATAGTTCGATGATTGCGGCAACTTTATAGCCGCCATCCATACGCTTTGCCCAGTCGGCGTAGGTTAGGGCAGTTGTGCCGATAGTTGCTTGTGCCATTTATCAGAGTTCCTTATGGAGGGTTAAGATTCATTCTCATCCTCGGTTCCTCTGGGCACTGCCGTTCTACCGCCATGCGGTGGAGCGGAGGATTTCATTGTCCGCGGTTCGGCACGAGGTGCGGGTACATTGCTTCTGCAAGGCTTGGGCGATCTAATGCGCCTGGAGCTTTGTTGGCTTCGGGGGAGATTCCACCGGGCTTTAGCGATCCACCTTCCACGAAGGGTTTGAACATGATCGAGAGGGCTTCCACAATGTCTGGGTTGGAGCCGGCTCCGGTTAGATCGAGGGCAGAACGGAATGAACGGGCCAAAGAGGGGGGCAGGGCCGAGTCTATGGCTTTGGAGATATCGGTGCGGATGGCTTCTGACTTTGAGCCGAAACGGTCGGTGATGTCGGACATCCATTCCTTTTGGAGATTAGCCCAGGCTTTGTAAGGGGCTTCGGTAGCTTCGCGACCAACCTTGGAGTAGGTGTCGACCAGCTTCTGGGCTTGGTCTTGAGTGAGGCCAAGTTCTTTGAAAGTCGCGGTAGCTTCAGTTAGGGCTACTGGGTCGAACTTAAATCCTTCCGGGACCTTGAAGTCAGCATACTTCTCTGGGGCTCCCTCCTTTGGAGCATCCTCTTTCTTAGCTTCGACAATAGGCTTTCCATCGGCGTCGAGCTTTGGCTCTTCCTTTGGCGGCTCTTGAGCCTTGGCGTTAAGGAATGACTTCCCTTCTTCAGTGGATGGAGTCTTCTCCGGAGGCGTAGGGGTCGTAATCGGAAGCGGCTGATCCTTCAACGTCCCGTCCGAGGCTCTCACCTCCGGCTGGTTGCCCTGTGGCGGGGACTCGGTCGTCACTGTAACGTCGGTCATTTGCTACCTCTTTGGATTGGGCTTCTTGCATCATTAGGACGTACTCACGCGGGGATGAGGCGTGAACGTCAGCGAAGAGTTGGAGGCCTATGTTCTGGCTTCCACATTTGAAAGCAGTGATGTCATACGCGCCGGCGACAAAGGGAGTGTGGAAGATATTGCATGAGGCAAGGAGTTGGTGCATCCAGGCACGGCCAGGGAGGGTGGACATGATGTGAACGACGAAGAGCTTTCGCTCGTTATCGGCGATAGCCGCGGACTTCTCGGCTTGACGGATATGTTTGCGATTGGAGCCGTCATAGGTCATTGGCGGAGCTCCACTGTCACAGATCCTTTTTTAATTCTAACGGCTTTATATTTTTGCTTCGTACCTGCAGGCCTTGCTTCTTCCGGCTTTTGTAAAAGTAACACACTGGCCTGATCACTTGTAGTATCCTCTCCATCATCTCCCATGAAGCTGATGATATTATATATGATGCCTTCAATTTCGACCATTCCTAAAGGCTGTTTTCCCAGCATGGTTTTAGCTCCCAGCCATCATTCTCTGTATAAGGTTCTGCCCACCACCTACATCGATTTGAGAGGCGTTCACGCCAGCCTTGGTCATGGTCTCAGCTTGCTGGGCTTGAGCTTGAGCTTGCTGTTGCTGCTGCCGGGCCTGGCGGATTGCAGTGAGTTGGGCTGGACTGCGAATGATCCTCGGAGAGTTGTTCAGCAGCGAGGAGTAGATATCGAGGGCCATATCGAAGTCGAGGTTGTCAGTCGCGGCCGGGTCGATTCCAGCGATCTGTCCTGTGACCTGGAACATGCGTTCGATGGAACCGGCTTGAGCGGCGTTCTGGGAGATTTCCAGAAGCGAGGAGAATTTGACCTCTATGTTTTGACCGGCAACTTCAGGTGGCGGAGCCGGAAGGATATTGGCGCGGAGCATAATGCCCCAAACCCGGTCGATAGTTGGGGTGAAGACTTCGTTGTAGAGACGTTGGAAGACTGGGCCAAGCATGATTAGGGACTCGGCCTTACGCATGTCCCATTCTACAGCGGTGATGTTTGAGCGTGTTTCGAATTGAGAGGCAACGTTGAAGAGGTTGTTGAAGAAGGTGTCGCGAATGCGTTTGCGGACCTCTTCGAGATCGGCAGAGATAGAGGCGATGTCTGGTTTCCAATTGCCGTAGGCAGGCTTCATGCCATCATTGCCGGTGGACATCATGCCTTGCAAAAACGTTATACCACCAGGCAATAATGAAGCAGGTTGGTTTTTGAGTTGAACGTCAGCGACCAGAGGGGGGTTGATTCCTTTGTCTATGCCTTGGGCTTTGCGCCGGGTTTCTTGCTGGAGTTGTTTGATGTCAGGTAGAGCGTCCATACCAACGCTACGACCATAAGGGTCGTTTCCCACCAAATCCCAGCGTCCAATGATAGCAGCACGCTCATTAAAACCGCGCTTGCGAAGGAAACCGCGAGAGCTTGTACCGCTCTGCGGATTGGTAGCTCCTCCCCACTCCCAGTAGGTCTCACGATATTTAAAATGCTTGGGGATGCTGTACTTTTCCGGGTCGGTGTTGGGTTCAATGGCATGAGCGATGATGACCTCTCGGGTTAGCCCGGCTCCGTCCCGGCGGTCGTAGAATTGCTGGATCATGGAAGAGCAGTTTTCCCACCCAAACTCGTCTACGACTTGAGCAATGGTGTAGGTGAACTCACGGTAGAAGATAACGGGACGGTACTTGCCGTCAATGTCAACGTAGTATTCGCCGAAGCAAGGGTTGATGCAGTTAATGACGTTGTCGAAGTCTTCGTAGATGAGGTTAACGGCTGTGCCGAAAACGACAAGGTCGAACATGAAGATGGCCATCGCGGTGTAGAAGTTTGATTCCGCGAAGATGAGGTACATGAGGCGTTCGCACTCGGCAAGCCACAGGGAGGTTGGAGAGGTTTGAGTGGAGTCTATGTGACCGATTTTGAGTTTGATCCAGGGACGGGTTGGGGAGCAGGTTCCAGAGAACATCCCTGCGGCAAGGTTGCGTGCGGCAAGGGTTCCGGTGGAGTCGAGAATGTGTTGATTGATGGGGGACCCACGATTCATCTGGTTGGGGGTGATGAGCCATTTATAGCGGCGGGGGAGGATGAAGTCCGCGAGTTCGCGGCAGTGGGTCCACCAGCTATATCTATTATTGCGCAGACCTAGGAGGCGGCCTTGTTGGAACGAGCGGAGGCGTTGGTCTTGCTCAGAGGCGAGATCAGTGTTGCGTTGGAAGCTGCGCCAGTCGACGAGGGCGTTCATTTTAGGACCTGCAACTTGGCGCGGCGACTTCGGGGCTTACCTGTCTGCATTCGCGGAGCGAGGCCGGATGGCATGCTACGGCCCTGAGCCGCGTCGGGAAGGGAACCGGACTTGGACATATCCGCCGCGGCCATAAGGAAGTTCGTTGGCGAAGCCGGGCTCGAACCCTTAGGCATCATCTCTGGAGGGAGCATGGGGGCAACCGGCATCACTTCATTCCTTGAAGCGCAGCGGGGGCCTGAGAGCCCTTAGCTGGAAGGGCTGCCGCGCCGAGGAAGGATGGAGTCGCAGACTTCTGCCCTGGCTTCTTGCCGAGCGGTGATTGCCCAAAGACAGGTGGGGGTGGTGGCGCGGCCGGGAGTTGAGGGAGGGGTGGGGCTTCGGTTGGGCTCATCACGCAGGCTCCGCGGAGTAGGTTTTGCACCCTTCACACTTATAACGGTGGAAGAGTTTGCAGCCCGCGTCTATGGCAGGCCAAGTTCCCATGAAGATCATTTCCTTATTGCATTTTAGACATGTCATGCTGCTTCTCCTCTGAAAGGATCCCACTGAGGACTACGTTGTGCTTGTACGTGGTGCTCGTGATTAACTTGCATATGCTCTTCGGCATAAGGGTTGTATTCAGTCTGGTGAAGCTCCTGGCGCGGGCCTTCACCGCCGGCGTTAGCGTGTGCGGCCAAAGGCCCTCCAAAGGTCAGCGCGAGTGCGTCAAGATCGTCCAAGACCAAGCCTGGATTATCCGCCAGAATGTCTTCCTTCGGGGTGAGGATGATCTCATCCTTTTTGTTAAAGGTATATCGAATAGCAAGCATTGCGCTTCGCAGGTCGGCGTCAATGGGCAAGAGTCCTGTACGGACCCAGCTACGAAGCGCTCCATACATAGCGGCTCGCTTGTTAGCGTACTGTTCACCAGCGTTATCGAAGACGATTCCGGTGATGTCATCCTTGCCTCCGAATTGGACTTCTGTGATGTAGAGATGCTTGGCGCGGCAGTTGTCTACGACGCCACCACCGACGCCACCGCCGTCGATGAAGATTCCATCTGGCCGGAGTCTTTGCCAGGAGTCGAAGACATTGTTGGCGAGTTCAACTGTGGAGATGCCGTTAAAGACCTTGCGGGCAATGGTCCTAGCATCACGGCCCTTGCGGGGGAAGATAACAGAGTTGTTTGCACCGTAGCGGGCGACATCTACGCCAAGGGCGAGAGGGGTTGACGCGTCAATGAAGACCTCTCGGTCCGAGGACATCGCGCCATCGATATCCGAAGCGAGGAAGAACTCCATGAGGCCTTGGCGAGGGAATTGGCCCAAGATGCGGATGCGGACGTAATCGCTATCGTCACCATAGATGCCAATTAACGCAGCTATACGCTTCTTATTGGTGATGGGGACTTCGCGGCTATCGATAGCTGTGGTGTGCCACATTGAGGAGTGTGCACCGCCTTCGAAGCATTCACGGAATCGGCCTGTATTGCGGGTAGGGTTGCCATATACGAGCCAGAGCAACTGCGTGTCGGCGTCAGAGAATGCGCCTTCGGATGTCTCGAATATGATGTCTTCGATTTCGCTCGCCTCATCAAACACGAGGATGAGGCGGTTGCCTTTGTTGTGGAGCCCTGCAAAGGCTTGGGGGTTGGTCTTCGACCACGGGATCATATCTATCCGCCACGTGCGCTCGCGGGAAGGGTCTTTGGAAAGGAGGGCCGTGGCTTTGAGTTCGAAGTGTTCACGGATGATAGGTGAGAGGAGGTTGAACCACTTCCCGAGTTCGGCCCAGGTCTTAGTCTTTAGCTGCATTTCGGTATTTGCAGTTATGACCCCGCGGCAGTCAGGGAAGGTGATGAAGGCCCAAAGGATCAACTGCGAGACAGTGGTGGATTTGGCGATACCATGGCCGGAGGCCACCGCTTCGAGTATGGCCTCTTCGGGGGTGAGTAGGCCTAGGCGGATGCGCTCCATTTGCTCTTGAGCCCAAGGCATCGGGCCGGAGAAGGCTTCAAGCTGGGTGCAGGGCTGCCCCCAAGGAAACGCACCCATCACGAAGGCGTAGGGATCGTCCCTCACACTCACTAGCCACTCAGCAAGTTCAGGTTGCAATGTCTTCACCCCCAGCGTTCTGGATTACTACTCCCAGGCATTCGGCGCTACCCCAGGGGTGAAGATCTATGAAAGGAGGCAGGGACGGCGCCAAAAGGGAGCCATGCCGGGAACCCTTGTCACTCATCCCTGCCTCCAGCATTCCCACCCACTTGCTTACGGTGGGTGGGAATCTCATCTATAGTCGGGGATACGCTGCGCGGCAATGCATCTATGACATTGCTCCGTCCTGAAGCCTGAGCGATCTGTTCCATCATAGCCGCGAAATCTAGGTTTTCGTTTCGATTGATAACCTTCTTAGAGTAACCAAAGCGATCTGCCCGATCGGCAGTGAGGGCCATCAAGCTCTTCAAGGAGACCTTCTCCCCGCTTTCATCAGCCTCGTCGAGGTGCTCCTCAATCATCCGCTCCGCTCGGAGCATGTTTGAGGTGGAGGTTTCGTAGAACTCGTCGATGCCTCGGACGTAGGCTTCGTCAACTTTGTCCTTGTAAGCGGCGACGAGTTCCTGAAAGGCCGGGTCTCCCCGGAGTTGATAAAGCCGAGTGGAGCTAAACCCAGTGAGCTTCAAGATCTCCTCTTGGCGAAACCCAGCCGCGACCATTCGCGCCAAGCGGTGATGAGTTTCCCGCATGGCCTTAGGCCGGTTCTGGCTCGGACGCGGGGCTTGCAGGCGTAGCATATCCTCACGCGTGAGCGGGCGCACCCCTACTACTTGAGGAGTCCGAGCCAGCTTGCCGCGATGAAGAGTCGGGTTAGTCACAACAATGCCTTTTCTTATACCACCGTTCGCCATCTCTATCCCTGCGAACATTCCATTCACTCGCTATACGCACTCCCTCTTCTGTAAGGAAGGCAAAGCCATTCACACGTAAAACAAGACCAGCATGGAACAACTCTCCCCGTCCGGGTTTGGAGATGATGTTGCCATCCCATGTTGGGCCATTAACGAATAACTGCCCCAATACTTCAATAGCGTTCTCGCTCAAGGCTTTAATTTCAGCCGGTATGTTCATAACCTTCTCATAATATAAGGCCCTCTAGGGGCCATTTCCGGAACGGGAGGTAAGTCGGTGATAACGACTAGTTGTTTTAGAAGTTCCTTTATCTCATCCGGTATCGGCATGATGTCAGTTGATTCTCTTTCAGGTCGTTGCTTTAGTTCAGGGTTATGCCTCACATTATACTTCGGCATAAACATCTTAATGAAGTGAACCTCAAGCGTACCTAACTGTCCTAACATACATGGCAAGAACCAAGCACTATCAAACGTAATCCCTTTTCCATTAACAGCAGGCCCCGTATCGCTCTTGCCATATAAGTTAGTCCCTAACTTCCTTCCTCTATTCCTAACATGTATGTGAACGCGCATCAAAGGTTGCCGTGACTTCCCAACATAAACCACTTCCCCTTTCTTCACCAGCGCATACACTCCGCAATGCATCATCTTCGAAATATTGAAAAACCCATATTCTTCCACAGGACGGCACTCCCGATTTCGAGGCAGGTCCCATTGTCCCACGGATCGCCCCTCCGTGTCAAGAGTAATTTGCAATTATTTTTTATACTGCAGAGGGCAGAAGCGAAAAATTACATTTTGCGGCGACGACAGTACTGCGGCCCCACGCAGCGACAGAATTTTGGCCCCCACCCCTTTCGGAGTGAGAGCCTTTGGTGTAGCTCAGTCTAGGCGTGGTCAGTCCTTAGTCGCAAAGAGGGCGGAGTTGGTCTCGATGAAGGCCCTGATCTGCGGCACGCTAGCGATCAGCCGCTCAATCTGGCCTCGATAGAGGGTGACAGGAAAGCGGCCAAGGCCATAGATGCTGAGCGCGCCTTTCTCCGAGACCTTGAGGGTTATGGCCTTGGGCTTATTCGCAAGGGCCAGCAACTCTTGCTGCTTCGCGACCATTGCCTTGAGGGTATCGATCTCTTGCTGAAGGTTGGGGAGGACGGTCATTGGCATTCTCCGAAGGTGCATCGAACGGCAGAAGCGCCGAACAACTGCAAGGTCTCACGGACCGAGTTGCGGTGCAAGTAACGATTTCGTGATCGAAGACAGGGCCGGAGTGCGAGTGTAGTGCATCATTGCTTCGCTCAGACCCAGGGAGTGGGAGCTAAAGCTAGACCTTCGTCTTGATTAGTCTCTAGTTAGCCTCTAGTATCTCCCTGTATACCTAACACCTTTGGAGGGGTGCCCCGCCTAGGGTAGGGTCTATATCTTCTCTCTCTCTCTTCTTTCTTAATACCTACCTACACGGGGTACCCCTCCACCATGTCTTAGGTATACATGGGCTAACTAGGGTATCACTAAGGGCTCATTAGGCAGAGCTAGGTAATTGACATCAGGCGTGAAGTGTGATATACTAGTAAGTACAATCAAGAGGTCAGTGTGATGGGCCACAAGGCACAGAGAGCGTTGATACCATTGATCATGACGGCAAGATTTAAACTGTTGCCGATCCTGAGGATCAAGGTTAAGAGCAGAGCCGAGGTTGAAGAGGATATAGAAGCTGAACAAGAGTTAAGAAAGGCTGAAGCCACAAGGTTATTGAGCAAACTAGTAACTGGGCCTATTTACGGGGATGGAGATATCTGATGGTAACAGAGGAATACAGCAAAGATGAATTAATCCCTGTGTTCTGGATGGCAGAAGTCATTGGTACAGCACATGGCTGGGATGGTAACAGGTCAGAGTTCTATTGGGTCTTTGATTTCAAGCCTGCAAAGGGAATAGACCTGCCTGCTTGTCATAGACTGTGTCTTAACATATTCCTTGCTACTATCGTGGCTGAAGATGAAGAGCTAAATGAGATCGGCTCATGGTGGACTGAATGGAGATGGGTGCCGCTAGGATACACTGAGCCTAATCCATTCTATGACTTCTTCTATCAGGATTAAGGGCCTCACGAAATCGTGATTTCCACGCCACAATTGCGCCGCATTTCGGGTGCAGAATGCACAGGCCAAGCACAGGGCTTGAATAGGAGCTATGCTAATGCTTAAGGAAGTGATATTGAGAGTGAACTATCCTGATGCTGAATGTGATGCTGCTATCCCTTCAGATATGACTGTTGAGCAGTTGGGTCAGTTCATTCGTAAGCTGATTGAGACTGAGCCGGATGCTACGTCATTTGTGCTTACCGCTGTTATAGCACACTAATGGAGGGATAAGATGAATGATAAAAGCCATGCTGCTACGCCTACTAATGCAACGCCTGACCAGTCTGTGTCTGAGCCTTGCGATGGCATCTCAGGCCCTGTGAGTGGTGCGCCAGCACTAACCACCAAGCTCTCACCTGAGACCGTTGCAGATCGCCTCAAGCGAATCTACCCTGAGCATTACGTCCGCATCTTGAGCGAAGCCACTCGTACTAACGGTGCGGAGCATACGGCACGGATGCTTGAATATCCCAGCAACATGTTTGCTGTTGCTTTGAGCGCTATGTTTATTTGGGAGCGCAGTGCTGAAGGCGAGGGCTTCTGGGCCGAGCTTGCAGAGAGGGAGTGCTCCGGTGGCACAGACAACAGATAAGGATAAGGCCTTGAAGAAGGCACAAGCCAGAGGCTGGAAGGTTATCTGGTTTGACGGGAAGTTCTGGCATGTTGCTAAGAACCGCTTCAATACTCCACGCTATGCGATTGAGGTTGTAGATTTGGATTAGCCGTTCCATCCAACTGTGCTTTACGGCCCGCAGCCCTTACGGCTTACGGGCCTTAAGGCATTGAGAGAGCCATAGATCGCAGCACGGTGCCCTTAGGGGATGCGCCAGCGATAGTGCCCTTTCGCACAAAGACGTCAGATGAAAGGATCTAGACAATGACTGACGCAGTTGCAAGTGAAGCTTCCGTGACCCTTAAAGTTAAGTTGAAGGGTGGCGTGGGCGAGGTTGAAGTTGATGCCTCGAAGATCGTCGACATGGATATCTATCAATACATCTTCCAAGTCGGCCTCGAAACGATCATCAACAAGGTGGGGATGTCCAAGATCGCTACGGGCATTACCAAAGCCGAAGGCGAGGATAAGGTCAAGCGTACCGCGGAGATCGTGGAACAAGCGCAGCGCACTGTGCAAGCGATGTATGACGGAAATCTCAAAGGCGCGAAGGCCACATCCAAGCGCACTGGGGCTACGCAAACAGAGGCCATGCGCCTCGCAAAGGCCCTCGTGAAGGATACCTTGCGGAGCAATGGGTATAAGATCTCGGCTTTCGACGCGAAGGAATTAACCGCCTTTGCCAAGGAAGTCCTGAGCGGCAACCCTGATCTCTACAAGCGAGCGGAAGAGAACCTCAAGGCCCGCGCAGAGCTTCCCATCAAGGGCTTGAACGTCGCAGCTATGCTCGGCGATAAGGCCGGAGACGAGAGCTTGAAGGCAAAGCCGAAGGTTCCGCCGAAGCCCCGCGCCAAGGGCGAAGCCAAAGCTACGCTTTCCGCTGCGCAAGCAGGGAAGGTTGCGCCACGGCAGAAGCCTGCGGGAGCGACCGCGCACTAACCCTTCGGGGAAACAAGGCCAGCAATGTGCATTGCCGCGCAGCGTACCTATGCTACCAGCCAAAGGCGCGCTCTGTAGCCACAAGCTCAGGATGGCTTTGAAAGCTTCGCCTCCAGTAGAGGCAACGCTCACGCACCCACGGGTATATCCCGCAGGGCCTTGGGCGCCTTTTCTTTCGCAACCTTAAGCATAAGCAGTGCATTGCACTCATAGATGCTTATAAACGCACATAGGGCCATGCCCAGAAAGAACGTAAGATGACTAATGAAAGTATCTCGGGGTTCTTGAACTCCATCGCCGAGGCGAAGCGTGCGTTTGACGCGGAACCAGAGTATCAGCGACGCATCTCTGAGCTTGAACTGGAAAAGTGCAGGCTTGGTGACACTGTAGCGCAGCGCGAGCTTCGCATTCATGACCTCAAACAGAGTGAAACTGAACTCATGCAAAAGCTCCGCTCTGTGGAGGCAGAGCGGGACGATGCAGGGTTTCGCCACTTGGAAGCGGATGACAAAGTGCAGGGTTTGCTTACACTTGTGCACAGCGTTATCCGCGATGCCCTCAAGGCTGTCTCGGCTGTGGAAGGCAAGGAAAGCATTGTCATAGACAAGAACCACTACGAGGCCCTTGCAAAGGATCGCGACGCTCAATCGTTCCGTGTTGCCGATCTTGAGACACAGCTTGAGCATCTTCAAACAGATATGCTCTTTGCTCAGGAACAGCTAACTCGCCCTTTCGTCCCTTCGGAAGATACATCATCCTCCAAAGACGAAGGCACGGACCCTTGGTCTCCTAAGCCCGAGCCTTATGAGTTGCCGCGAAGCGTACCTGAGTTTCAACAGGGTCAGCGTGAAGCAGTCCCTACTACATCCGTCTCGGTCCCCACCCTTCAGGCTTCGGGTCAGAGTGAAACGGACCCTACTACTGCTCCCACTCCAAGCTCCGCCTCAGTGCAGGAGGTCTCCGATGCCTCATCTGCGGAGCGTGGGTTGATTGAGGGTCAGACGGACCATACTTCCCAAGTGAGTGCATTCTCCACATCTGCCAAGAGCGAAACGTCTGCTGCCTCAAGCGCTTCGCCGCCTGAACGCAACCGCGACCGTTCTACCTTTTAC